TACCAGCGCGTCTCGCCGGTCGTTCGCCACGGATGCCACCAGTGCGACCGTTCCTCGCGCACGCTGCGCTCGACGACGCGGGCCCAGACGATCCCCGGCCGCTCGTTGAGCCACTCCGACGCCGACCTGGCGACCTCATACGACCGCGTCGCCTCGGATTGGACGGTCTCCAGGGGCATCTCGACCCCGTCGATCGCCTGCCGGACCCGGATCCACTCCACCGCGTACTCTCGGCGGAACCGCAGGCCTGCAAACGGCACGAGCAATCGCTTCACGGCATGAACCTCTCGAACTCGTCCTCGGCGCTGAGACCATGGAACTCGTAGATCCGGGTGGCCTCGTCGAGCACCCGCTGACCGAGCGTGTCGCCGAACTCGTTTCCACCGACGGCCTTGATCGCCTGGAGCATCACCGCGAACGCGCGCTTCGCCTCCGTCTGCCACTCGGCCTGGCGAGCGTTGTCGACGTCGTAGTCGATCTTCGACATCACGACCCACTGCGCCATGAAGTTGTCGATCAGGCCATCGTTGTCGCGCAGTGGCCCACTCTGGGTCTGGCACTGCTGGAGCAGCGCGCGCATCGCGTCGCGCGGTCCCAGGCTTCGGTAATCGGCTTCGCTCACCCTCGTCCCTCTCGCTGCTTGTTCCGCTCTATGACCTGGTCAGCGGTGTATTCCGTCATCAGATACTCATTCCTGCTCGCCGAGCCTTGGCGAGCACGTTCTTCTCGGCACGAGAGTCCGAGGGGGACAGGGAGATCGAGGCCACGAAAGCGCCTCGGTAGAACAGTCGGGGGTGGCCTTTGCCGGACGAGGCCCGGATCTCGCCACCGGCCGCGATGAGCCTGCGCATGAACTTGCGGGTCTCCCGGTTTCCCAGGCTCGCGCCGCGGTCCTTCATCGCCTTGCGCGAGCCTGGCAGGGGTTCATGCATCATCGGCGTCTGACCTCGTACTTCTCCAGGAAGTCGCCGATCAGCTCTTTGCCGTCCCAGTCGCTCGGCCCCATGTTGTCGGTGGCGCCGAACTCGGCCACCAGTTCCATGAGCGCCTCGACAGCTTCCGGATCAGGGTAGTTTTCGGCTCGGAGTTGATCGTGCCGGGACCAGCTCTGGTTCGTCCCGTTGGTGTGCCAGGTCGTGTGACCCTCGGGCAGGACGCACTGATTTCCGGTGCGCCAGTTCTTGTTCACGCACGTGGTCGCGCTCATCGACGTCGTCCGTTCGGTCGGGCGGCCCAGAACGGCGGCACCGGGGAAGGCTGCTTGATCCCTCGATCGTCACGAATGTCTTTGGGATGAACCGGCTTTCCGGCCATGTCGGCCTCGATCTTCGCCAGTAGCTCCATGGCCGGACTCATCGACCGCCAGGTGGTCTCGATGGCCTGGAACAAGCCGCGCATCTGGTCGCGGAGCGGCGGCAACACCTCGCGAGCGAACTTCGCCATCGCGTCGGCGAAGTGCTGGTGCGCCTCGGACCCGACCTCGATCCTGAAAGCCGGTGCCTGAGCGGCATAACCTTCTCGCCGCACCCGGTTCACGCGCTCGGCGACCTGCCGATTCAGGTACTCCACGGTCTTCGCGTGCCCTCGGCTCGGGTGAGGGTCATCGGGGATCTCCCAGGGCCGGTCCTCGATCTCGTGCCGGAGCTGCTCGGCCACCTCGTCGACCCGACGAGGGTAGTTGTCGGCGGGGAGCATCGGGTTCGCCGGAGTCGGCACGTATCCGAGCGCCTCGAACTCCTTGACGGCCTCGTCGAAGTCGCCGATCTCTTCTGCGCGCCGGATCAGCTCGGTCTTGCCGCACTGGCGACCCATGCTGAACTGCGCTCGCTTGAACTCGTCGGTCATCGTCGTCCTTTCCGGGTGAGCGCGGTGCGGATCCGCACCGCGAGAAGGCTCAGGCCCATCGCCCCACCGAAGAGAACGGCCGGTGCCCAGGCAGGGGCGAGTACCCATCCCCAGGACCAGTCGATGACGTCGGTGAGGCGAAGAACGCTGAAGGTGATCAGCAGCGACATCCCGATCGAGGCTGTCGACCCGATCAGGTCTCTCACGTCTTCGTTCATGACACCTACGGTACGTGACGTTCAGATTGGTGTCAACCCGGAAGTCGAAACCGACTCTCGACCGCCATGGCAAGGACAGAACGTGCCGATCGAGTCCGGCCGACGGGAGATCTCGCCCCCGGTCCGGCCGAGCCCCATCGTCCACCCCATGTCCTTCGTGAGGATCTTCGTGACCGGCTCGACGACCCCGTTGCCCTTCTGAGCCCGCCAGGTCCCGCCGTAGCCGATGCCGACGAGCACGAAGGTCTGGTTCACCTGGCAGTCGACGGCGTCGCAGTAGAACGTGACCTTGGTCTTGTAGCTCATCCCCCGCACGCCTTCCGTCCGCTCGCGTGCTCGTGGAACTTCGCCACGGTCACCCGAGACCCACACTCGTCGCAGATCCACCCGCACAACAGCAGGTAGAAGCGCAGGTACCCCCGAGCGGTCAGCGGCGCCGTCAGGGTGACCACCCCGATCTCCGGCCCGCCGCTCAGCGCACTGTTTGCCACGTCCGCGCCGACCCGCACATTGAAGCCGCACATCCGCGCCTTCTGGTACTCCGTCTCGAACCTGACCTGGCTCACAGCTCGTCGTTCCCGGTCTTCGGGCCGTTGTCGAACGTCGTGTCCTCGGCCCTGACCTTGACCGTCCCACCCCCGACGATCTGTCGGACCGTCTCGGTGAGGGTGTCGATCCGCTCGACGACCATCTTCAGCAGGTCGTTCGCCTCCTGGGCCGAGTCTGGCGACAGCACGTGAAGCCGCTGCTGGCCGTCGATGAAGGCCTTCGCGTCGGCGCTCTCCGGCGGCATCCAGTTCAGCGCAGGGTCGCTCCAGATCGCCTTCGCGAGCGCTTCGTCATCCCCGCTCTTCACCGCATGGCGAGCAATATTGTCGAGCTGGTCGAGGGCCTCCTCGACAGCCTGCTTCGCCTTGGTCGAGTCGAACTCTCCGGCCGCGGTGACGTTCTCCCAGCACATGCTGGCCGCACCCGCCAGCTCGTTGAGCAGCGTGGAAACACTCCGAACTCCCTTGAACCGATTGTTCCGACCCAACGGCGTCTTCCCGGCAGCGACCGTGCTCCAGCGCGGACCGGCGTAGATCTCCTCGACTGGGATTCCCTCGGCGAGCTTGCGCACGGCCTCGCGCTTGGCGTCCTCGACGCTCTGCGGCGGGGTCTTCGTCTCCGCGGCGAGCCGACGGGTTTGCTCGTTCAGCTCGCCTCGGAGCTTCTCTAGCTCCGCTCGGTCCTTGATGCTCTGCCGAGCCCGGAGAGACTCGATCGCCTCCGAGGCGGCGCGGTACTTCTCGCGCAGCTCCCCCATGACGTAGATCGCGTTGTTCGTCGGGCTCTCCTCGGGGTCGATGACGTCGCCGAACTCCAAGTTCAGCCACTCGGCCAACTGCTGCCGATCCTTGCGCAGCTCATCCATGACCCGGATCGCGGTGTCGAACGCATTGCGGGTCCAATCCTGCTCCCCGGCAGGGATGTTCTCGGCGATCCATTTTTCCAGCCGATCGACCCCCCTCACCGCGGAGTTGGCGACGCCTCGCTCGCGGATCAGTTCGTCCATCGCCATGATCGCGGTGTCGGCCGTCGTCGGGCACCGCTTGGCCTGGTTGCCGGGCAGGTTGTGCTCCATCCACTTCTGGAGACGCTCCGTGTCCTGCGCGGTCTTGACGAGGCCTGGCTCGGTGTCCCACGGCCGGACGCCGACGCGCAGCTTCGGGTCCCGGCTGGCGGCGTAGATCGCGGCGACCTCTTCGTCGGTGAGCCAGTTGTCGCTGAAGATGATCAGCTTCGGGTTGTCGAGCAACCACTGAGCGAATCGCCGCCAGCCACTCTCCCTGAACGCTTTCTCGGATTGCACCGCTGCGCTGGCAAGAGTCGCGGTGATCAGATTCAGCGTCGTTTCCCGGCGCTCGGCGTCCTCGGGGATCTTCAGGGTCTCGTCGGTCATTTGTTGCCTCGTTTCTTGGCGTTGTAGCGATTGCTTCTCTGGCGGGCCAGTTCGCGTTTCCGGTCGGCCTTCGCGATCTGTTCTTGGATATTGCGGCGGTGCTCGGCGTGGCGCGCTCTGGCGGCCTCGGAACGGCCCACAGAGACCTTTTCCTCGACGTCGGGAACAATGACGGTGTGCTCCGGGCAGTAGGTGCCAATTTCGTGCGCGACCGACCATTTCCGGGCGATCAGTCGTTGGGTCACCCACGGCCCGGGTGCGGAGCCCGGGTCCAGCTCCTTGGCTTGCGCCTCGGTCTCGGGGTGGAGGTAGGTCTTGCGGGTGCATGACGGGGTGTCACAGGCGACCCGGGCGCTCGGGTGAGGGCGACGCCGATCGGTGCGGTAGTGCCGGACAGGTTCGATCACTTTTGTGGACTCCCTACAAAGGATATGACCCGGTGTTGATCAGGTCTGACATCGAGCATACCCACGTCAGACTTGCTTGTCAACCCTCGCAAGGAGTCTGGGTGTAGTACGTTTGAGTACGTTTGAGTACGTTTCCAAACGAGTAAAAGTCATTCTACTACATACCCTGACCAGCTCTTTTGACTGTTGTAGTACGTTGAGTATAAATAATGTTTTGGGTCAGCCTAGTGTCAAAGCTAGATTTGCCGGTCAATTCTTACATGTCGGCCTGTCGGTGTGTGACTGATGTCAGAGTTCATGTGCAGAGGAAGCCATTTCCAGCACTCCCCCTACCGGCGTGAGCCGTAGTCAAACCGTACTCAACGTACTCGGGTGAGTGAAAAGTGCAGGTGAGGCCGTGAATCGATGTAAGTAAAAATGTAGTATGGTGATTTACAGCAACGTACTACATCTAGTGAAAACTGCTGGTCAGAGCGTGTTTTTGAGTGATTTCGACAAAAATACTACATCCGTGGACAGCTCCGGGACCCGATTTTTGTAGGAAAGTGACAAAAGCCGGGGTGTCCGGGGAGTTGTCCAGATACGACAGGACCCCTCCGGCCGGGGGTGCCGAAGGGGTCCTGCGGGACGCTGGCGATGTCGTCCGGGGTCGAGCCTACTTGACGACGGAGAAGGGGTTCTGAAGCCCGCTCTCGTCCCGTCGGCGGGGATCTGGCCTCGCGGGCTCGGTGACCGTCGGATCGGTCGCGTTGCGGCGTCTGCGGGCCTCGCCCTTGGCCAGTGCCTCCTCGGTCCGCTCGATCTCCCACTGGAGGGTCCGGCGGCTCATCGGGTTCAGGCCAAAGTTGCGGACCTGGGTCTCGTAGGCCTTCGACGCCGAGATCCGATCGCTCATCTTCAGCGCGGGGTTGAGCACCTGAGCCATGTAGAAGCACGCGAGGTACAGGCCGTGGATGTCGGAGTGGACGAACTCGTTGCTCATCGGGGACGACCAGATGTCGTTCCACCAGCGCTTGACCGGCTCTGGCCAGTCACGATGCTCTGGCGGGGGAGCGTCGGCCATGACCGCCGACGCGGTGATCTCCTCGATGGTCTGGAGCCACTCCCCGGCGGGTGGAAGCGTCGGAATGTCGTGGTCGACGACCGTGCTCAGGACGGCCTTGGTGCTGGACTTGTGTCGTCGCGCCGCTGTCCCTGGGGGCTTGGCTGTGGGTCCGGGCATCATCTGCTCCTCTTCCAGATCCGCCACTCCATGACGGTCCGATCTCTCTTCTGATAATTGCAGGTCGGGCAGGCTGGGAGTACGTTTCCGATGGTGTGTCTCCCTCCCCGAGACAGCGGGACGATGTGCTCGATCGTGAGGACCCGAGACCGCTTCCCACAGTATCCGCAACGACCCCGAGCGCGACTTAAAGCCTTCCTCCAGTCACGAGTGGAGATAGTGCCGTCGATCTGTCTGCGACGTCTCTCAGTTCGCTCAGCCTGTCGGAGGCGATGGTCCGTTCGGTTGGTCTCCTCCCACTTCCGAACTCGTCTCCTCGTCTCCTCTGGGCCTTTGCGGTATCGATGACGAGTGGCGCAGACATTTGAACAGAATCTGGAGGTCGATCGCCGCGAAACGAAGGAGCCTCGGCAGTGTTCGCAGACTAGCTCGAAAGGCCCCTTGACCTCGGGTTTTGGTCTGCATGACGAGGAGCAGTATCGCTGTCCATTGGTTTTCTCCCGGACGAATATTTCTCCGCACCCGGGGCATTGAACGGGCTTCTTCGAGATCACGACCCGGTAGTTGCCCTCTCTGCGATAGGGGTTCCGGATTCGTCGCTTCTGCCTTTCGATCTCCTTGCGCCTGTTGAAAAAGTCCTGTCTGCACTGGTCAGAGCAGTATTTTCGCTTCCTGTGACTGGCGAAAGGCTGCTGGCAACCTATACATATTCCTTGATGCACGAGGGGAGCCTACTACAAATGTGGGAGGGTTTTGACGGGAACTAGCACAGGTGTTCGAGGACAGGCCCCCGGTCGTCAGGCCGGGGGAGGGGTAGACCCCCCGGGGTGTCCGTGCCCGACGCGGCGCCATACTGCCAGCTCAGGGCCACGCACAGCCACGAGCACAGCTCCAGGCACACCGACACACCACGAGCACAGCACACGCCACACACGGCCATCTGAGACGCCAATACGGCCATGTCCCACGAGTCACACGCCACGCCACATGTGCAGGTACACAACCGATCTCGTCGCACCGCTGCACACCCGCCGATCGATGCGCACACATCCATCGATGCCATGCCATCCCCCTATGTATCGCCGTCGCAACGGATTACAGCGCTGGACACCCCTACCCCCATGGTCATATTGATGAATGAATGAATGAATGAAGAAACCATGTATCAATCAATGCATGTGCATGTATCTATTGGCGTCAATTGAAACGTTTCAATAATTTATTCTCTCAACATTTATTATGAATATATTAATAGATATGTATATATTAATCAATTGCTCACATATACCCCTATATGGGACCCCTACCCCATACCCTTATATATCCCCACATATGCACTGCACACATAAATAAATCTGGAGAAATAAATTTTTCCATTCATATACATATCCCCTAGGGCCTTCCCTATGGCAGAAAATTGAAACGTTTCAAAATTTCATCGAACGCATATTCGAGTGTCCTGAGAGACCCCTATCCCTGGACACCCCTACCCACACACGCGCGTCGACACGACGCACCGACGACGCACCGACGAGAGCGAATGACACCGGCCGTCAGATGGCCGCCACGCACACAAAAAAGAGATCCCCGGGCACCGTGTGAGGGTGTCCCGGGGATCTCGTGGCAGAACGTCAGTCAGCGGCCGGACGGCAACAATCGGTCACGACAGACCATAACGCGCCGCCGTCGGTCGACTCCAGGTGTGCGAGTAGGCCGTGGCCGTGCCGGTTGCGATGGCCGCTGTCCATCGCCCGATACAGCCCGGTCGCCGGTAGTGGCTTGATCATCGGCCCGTCGGCCGAACGTTCGGCGGCGAAACGTTCCGCCGTTTCGCGATCGGGGTACGGCCCGCCGACGGTGTCGCGTGTGTCGGTGTCTATGGCGTAATACCGGACAGCGTGGCCGTCATCCCACACCTGACACGCGATGACGTGAGTTGCGCTCATCGGTCAGCGCTCCAGATCCCGGGCCGCGACGAGCTTTCGCCGGACGGCCGAAAGTGAGGCGACCGGATGGCCCCGCGTGCTGAAGCAGGCCGATAGTGCGATGCGCGCGGCGTCCAGTCGGGCCAGCGCTTCGGCCGGACCGCCGTGAAACGTCGCCGTGGTGCGTGTCGTCGCAACACCTGCCAGATGGCCGTAATGCACGGCGTCGTCTAGCGCTAGAACGTTGGCCCTCGTCAGGCCGGTTACTTTCGTGTACATGCGTGAGATCCTTTCGAGGAGTGTCGATCTGACAACAGATGTAGTCAGATTATGCGTCGGTCGCGATGGCCTCCAGGATGGCCGCCGCGACGTAGTTGGGCAGATCGGCCACCGACACTCGCCGGTCAGTACCGGCGACGTGAGCAGATACGCGCACGGCGTCGCCGTCGGTGCGAGCGCTCCAGACGTACGCGCCGGTGTAGCCGCGGATGATCGGGACCTTGTTCGGCCCGATGAGCGTGTCCCGGTAGGCGTGTGTGGCACGCCGGTGCCGGGCCATCGGTTGCCGGGTGGCCGTGGCCGCTGGAGCGTTGCCGGTGTCTTCCATAGCTGAAATCCTTTCGGGTTTAACCGATCTGACTACGGTTGTAGTCAGATGAGCAGGTGGCCGCCGGTGCAGCGGCCACCCGGCCCGGCCGGTCAGGCCGGGGTGATGGATGAACCGGCGCGTTCCGGGTGGCTCAGCTGAGCGGCGCGGGCCAGCTCATACGTGGCGTAGGCGACGGTTTCGGTTGCGGTCTGGAGGAGGTACATTGTCGGGCCTTTCGTCGGTGTCGGTGTCTGACAAGAGAGACATTACGGTACGTCAGACTTGGTGTCAACACGAGCGTGCCCCGGCCCGCTGACCGCCGACCGGGGCAACCGACTAACGGCGTTGTCAGATGGCCAACCGGCCCGGTGGGGTTTCTTGCTGGCAGGCCCGCCGTCGGTCAGTACGTCGCGGCCGTCGATCGTCACCGGATACAGCTCGTCGTGCTCGCCGTACCCGTCGGCAATCGCGGTGAGGTAGTCGCCGAGATCCCCCAAACCGCGGTCCCAGAAACCGGCGCCGTGGTGATCCCGAGTGAGCAGGAAATCATGGCCGAAGTGTTCCCACACGTTGCCGTCGGCGGCGTTGTGGCGGCGTTGTGCGGCGTACATGCGCACGGCCAACGGGTGTGCGGTGATGATCGACATCACTTCCGCGGTGATCCGGCCGCGCGTATCAGCGTCGACGTCATGAACGGTGTAACCGGCGTCCATCAGCGTCGTATCTTCCGAAGCGTCGGCGTCGGTGCTGGAGTAGTCCGCTTGCGTCCACAACAGAGCCTCGATGTACCCGTGGACGATCGACTGGACGCGATCGATGTAGGTCACGGCGTGGCCCGGTCCACACGCCGCTTCTAGTGCCGTGGCGGTCCGGTATTCGTCGACGTCCATCTCGATGAGATCGGCGTCTCGGGTGATCCAATCGGGCCCGTTGCGCTTCGGTGTGCTGCTCATGGTTTCGATCCTTTCGTCGATGTCAGCGCGCGCCGGTGTGCGCGTGCCGTGTGCAGTTCTGCTAGTGCCTGAAAGTAGGCCGGTGTGCCGTTGGGGATGCGCACGACGCCGGATAGTGCGTCGGCGGTGATGCGGGCCAGCGCGCGCCGTTCGGTCGCCCTCACGAGTTAAGGGCCTTCCATCCTTCGCGAACGTCTGCCCACGAGCGTCGGGTGTACAGCCGCCGCATACCGGCGCCGCAACTGTCCCGGCCGACTTTCGCACCGTCGCCGCATATCCACACGCCGTAACTACCGGCCGCCGAGTCACCTACCGGTGTCCAGCCGTGGCGCCGGTGATAGTGCGCACCGGGTGCAAGCCCGATCACCGGACTGTAGTGCTCGCACGTGGCCCAACGGAAGTGATCGGCGTCGACGTAGATCCCCGGAATGGTCAGCGTCTCGTCGGCGTCGAATAGCCGAGACAGGAAGGCACCCCATTGATCCCACGTTGCCGCGTGTGGCTCATCGGCCGGGCCGCCACGCCAACCGGTATTGATGCGGCTGGAGGCGTCGCCGGTCAGGATCACATCGAACGCGCGGCGCCGTGACCGGCTGTTGTGCTGTGAGTCGCGGTGCAGGCCAACCTGGACGATCGGCCGGTGCGTCACGTCGCGGGTGATGTGCTCATTCACGAAATCGACGGCGTCATACAAATCGGAGATCGTCAGTGTGTCGGTGTGCAGTTTCATGTCTGGAGCCTTTCGAGGGTGTGAGGGGTAGTGCGGGAAGGATGGCACCGGCGCCACGTCGACGCCGGTGCCGAGATCGGTCAGAGTTGGCCACACGCCTGGAGATCGATAAGCCGATCGATGGCGAAATCTGCACACTCATCGCGGCTACCGGTGTGGAAGACCGGCCGCTGACTCGGACGGATACGCCGATCGGCGACGTCGGTTACACGCCACACCGACGAACCGGACGACACCGGATCGATGGCGAAACGGTCGCCGCGATCGTTCGCGATAGTCAGACGGCCGGTGTGGCGTCCGGCGATAGTCACGTGGGTATAGGTCAGTCCGTCGTCGGAGTTGCGTCCGCTGTAGCTCATGGTCCGGGCCTTTCGGTGTGGGGTTTCCTGCTGACACCGATGACGTTACGGCATGTAAGTGTTGACGTCAAGCGCTACAACGCCGGGCACAACGCGGCCAGCGCTCCAGTCACTATCGCGCGCTGTTGTTTGCCGATGCCGTAGCTTTCGGCACCGGCCGCCGTACCGGTCACAACGGCCATCTGTCGCATAGCGTGCAACTCACCGCGGGCCATCGCGTGGCAGAACGAAATCCCCGCTCGCACGTTGGCGTCCAGTTCCGTTCCGACGGTGCCCGAGACGCCGTCGGCGATGAGCGAAGCGGCGAAGCGTTTCCGCAACGGTGAGCCTTCCCGATAGACGTTGTCGACAACTGTCGACCCGATGACGATCGATCCATCCGGCCCGGGCATGGCCCGCGGCGCGTTGATCGGTTGTGGCGCGATCGTCGTCCCCGCCGACGGTGCCGGGGTCGGTACAGCGGCGTCGTCGCCGTCGGCGATGGCCACGAGGACACCGACGGCCACGAGCACACCGACGAGGTACAGCCACCACGGCCGCCGACGGCGCGGACGGTCGGGTACCTCCAGCGGCGTTGTTTGTCGGCGCGGGCCGGGTGTCCAGCCACCCGCCGACACGATGGCCGCGCGCCGGGTGTCGGCGATCAATCGCCGGGCACGGTCGTCGACGGTGTCAGCGACACCCGCGGCCAGCGTGGCGACGTCATCGCCGGTGAGGGTTACGTGGCCGAGGATCCGGCCGTCGGGAGTAGTGATGCGCATGTCTCTATTGCCTTTCGTCTCAGTCGATCTCAGGTGTACATGGCCACGAGTGAGCGGCCATGGTCGTACTCGAAAGGGCACCGGCCCGACGGTGTCGGTGTGCAGCTCGTCGATACGGCGTCATCCCACGAGCGGCCGCATTCCCCACACCGGACAACCGACGAGATCAACCGGCCGTCTGACCAGACATCGCCGGTGTCGATCCATCCGGCGTTATCGTGGCCAGCGCTCCAGCGGATCTCGGGGTACCCCGGTTCACGTCGCGCGGCGTTGTCGATCCTGCTCAGGTACTCCAGCGCATTCCCGACTTCCACCACACCATTGCCGTGGACGAAACCGGACCGCGCGAAATCGATCACCGCGAGATCGTCGAAGTATTCGACACCGTCGCGGGATCTCCAGTCGACGGTTACGCGCGTGGCGCCGTCGTCGTGAACGTGCAAGGCCAGCGGGTCAGTGATGATCTCACCCGCCGACGGTCGCCGTCGGGAATGCGTGGCCCGGTTGCGCAACTCCTGGAGACGATTACGTGCCCCGGCCGGTGTGTAGAAACCGAGCCACCTGGAGCGATCAACGTTCGCCCCGCGGCCATCACCGGCGACGTGAAACCACGGTATCGGCTGACCGCCGAAGCGGCCTCCAGCGTCGTCGGCGACTTTCGGGGTGGCGTGGCCGAAACCCGATCGTTGGAAGATGACGCACGTTCGCGCGGTGTGGCCAGCGGTCCGAGATCCGAAGCGGTGAGTGAGGGTGTGCAGCATGACAAGCCTTTCGGGTTATGCGGGGTAGTAAACGGCGATCGTCGCGCCGAGAGACAGATGAGAGAACCGGACAGGGCCGCCGACGGCCGCGCGGGCAACCGAACCGGCGACGGCCGGAGGCAGATCCGCCGAGATCCACACGGCGCCGTTGTCCCGGATGGCCACCCGGGGCAGTTCGGCCGCGACGGTGTCGAGGGTTACCCCACACTCCGTTTCGATTTCGGTCAGCGTGTGAACGTAGTGACTCATGGTCCGGCCTTTCAGATTTCGAGATCGGTCACGGCGTAGAACCGTGCGTGTGTGTCGCCGTACGGCCGCGCGCTATCGGCGACCGGTGCCCGGCCGACGTACCCCGACATGTCCGGCCCGGCGGGAACGTGGGCCAGCGATACCGTGCGCGCGCCGGTCAGTGCAGCCACACCGGCGCGGCCTACGGCGGCGTAGACGTCGCCGCGGGGATACTGCCAGCGATCGAATACCGCCGAGATCCGGCGACCGTGGCAGATCACCCGCACCCGGGGATCTCCAGCGGCGTCGTCGTCGGCGATGATCTGCCACGCATACCCCGCGGCCGTGGCCATCGCGCCGCGCGCTTGCACGGCGGGAAGCCGGATTTCAACGTCCAGCGGGCCGGTCGTCACGGTTTCGGTGAGAAGCGTCGTCAGCATGTCAGACATCCGCCGAACCGGTCACACGACGGATCCGGTGCGTATACCCCGGTTGATTCACCCGGTAGTCGATCAGGTTGGCCCGGGCCATCAGTTCGGAATCGGCCGCCGTCGACAGTTCCCACGTCCGTCCGTCGTACTTCGTTTCGATCACATAGCTGACGCCGCGGACATAGTCCCGGGCGAACTGTCGCGCGTGCATCAAGTGCGAAAAACGTGACGAGATCACCGACACCGGCCCGCGCGATGTGTTGGTACCGGGCACGGTGACGTCATCGACGTCGATGGTTTGAATCGATCCGTCGGCCAGCGCTTCGCGAACGGTGTACACCCGACGACCGACACCCGGGCCAGCGTCACGAGACTCGAAACCGTCGTACTCCGAAGTGATGAACACGCGACCGTCATACAACCCCGACTCCAGCTTAGAGCCGAAGAAGTTCATGGTGTCACGACCGAAGAAGAAGAAACCGGCGTCAGCGTTCGCCCGCTTGACGGCGGCCATGGTGGCGTATCGCGTCATGGTGTGGCCTTTCGTGTTGCGGGCCAGCGTTTCCGGCCCGGTGAGAGCACAGTAACCACATGTGAGGGTTGACGTCAAGCCACGCCTACGGGCACGGCTGGAGCATGTAGGGGTTGCGTGTCAGCGCTGACATGCCGTAGGGTGTGGGCCATGAGCACAGCAAGCACGACGGCCGGGCACCCGGCCCGACGGCACCGGATCTCCAGGGTTGACACCGGTTGACGTCAACCGGTACATTGATGACAGTTGAAAAGTACATAGCGGCGAAGCGGAGCGACAGGGTTAGCGCGCACCGGTCAGAGCAGGAAGCCACCGCGGCGAAGCGGTGAACGTCCACCCGGACGGAGTACGGCGACGGAGTGACCGGCATCGAACACACGTTCGATCGAACAGGCTTTCGATCACATCGAACAGACTTTCGATCGCACGCACATTCGACAGCAGCGACCCACGCGACCCGCACGCCCGGCCCCGCGCACCCCGCGCCGCGCCAGCCCCGGTACCCCGGTACAGCCGATTACCCGATTTCGCCGTTATACATGCAGGTATTACCCGATAACAAGGTGGAAAAATGCCCCAAGAGATGTCGCAGGAAGCTGCGGATGCACTCGACCTCGCTGAGCAGATCACAGCTCACGCCAAGAACTACGGCTGGAAGCCCGTCGTCGCGCCGAAAGTCAATCGCAAGTTCGGCTTCGTGACCCTGCGTCGCGAGCTGGACGCGGAGTACCAGGAGGAGCTGAAAGCCTTCTACGCGATCGACCCCGACAAGGACCGCGACCAGGTCAGCTACACCGGCAACGACGGCGTGACGCGCGTGCTGGACCCCGACAGCGGCGACGTGCGCGAGGTGATCGAGAACGAGTTCCGTGTGGTGGGCCCGGCCGACACGCCGGTCGACGACGAGGAGCGCACCGAGTACAACCCCCAGACGGGCGAGGACGAGCCAGTGCCGCCCACCAGTGCCGCCCATAGTGCCGCCCATAGTGCCGCCCATAGTGCCGCCCATACGGACGTGCCGCCCACTGATGCCGCCCATACGGATAGTGTGAGCGAGGGTGCCGCCCATTGGGAGGCCGTGCCGCCCACCGAGGATGACGACAGTGCCGCCCATCTGGATCAGCGCACCGTCCCCGAGCACTTCGGGATCGTGCCTGAAGCCGAACCCTCCGCGGTGGCGAGAGACGCCATGGGTCACCAGGCCGCCGCGGAGAAGGCGAAGCCGAAGGACGCCGTCCACCCGACGTGGAGTCAGCAGGACACCTACGCCGCGGTGCGCCAGCAGCACACGAACCCGCACCGGAACTGGTCGGCCGTGGCCTCCCCACTGACCTCGGAGGAGATCCTGACCAAACTCGGGGTGAACCGGAAGACCAACAACAAGGTCGAGATCTCATGGCTCAACTCGTTGTCCGGCGCGCTGGACTCGGCGATCGTCGACGGCGCAGCCGAGAAGTACCCGCCACACATCACTCCGGCGGATTTCGACCCGGAGGAGAACGGCGAAGACCTGCGCATCCTCCACTTCATCCAGACCGGCGGCGGCTTCCGTTCCGTCGCGGTCGCTCGCATCAAGAAGATCGGCTAACACATGTCATCTGCACGCAAGAAGAAGGCCGACCAGGACCGGATGGCCTACGAACTGAACATGATGGACAGCCTCGACCCTCCGCTCGATCCCATCACCATTGCCGCCGCGACGATGACCAAGGGTGGATGGGTCGCCCGCCAAGAGCCAGCGCACCGCGTCAGCGACAACGCCGTCCAGGTCTACGCCTGCGAGCTGATGGCTCGTGACATCGGCCGGTACATCCGCTTCCCGAAACGCTTCGGCGACGATGCGATGTCGGTCAAGATCGTGATCGCCGAGCTGCGCCAGATCAGCATCGATGGAGGGGAAGTTCACCTGAACGTCGGCGCCGGTGCGGCCGAGGAGTACTCGTTTCGGCACTATGACCTGATCACCGTCTACGGCCGAGACGTCATCCTCGATCAGATCTTCCTCACCGAGGACCGGGTCGTTGACAACCAGAACCACGGAACGCAGTCGGAGCAACCGAGATAAGCTTGACTTGATTGACGTCAAGTCTTACACTGAATGAGCACACCGAAACACCGAAATGTCCAGGAGGACACCATGAAAACCCGCATCGCCATCTACTTGCTCGCCGCCGTCATCTTCGTGCTCGGCCCGATCGCCGCCGCGTTGGCCGGTCCCGCTGATGCCGCTCCTGCTCGGCAGTGCCAGATCGAGACCGCGACCGGCTCGGCGCCGTGCCCGCCCCCGATCGTCTCGACCAACGGTGACATCATCGGGGGTGGCGCGAACACCGATCCGGTGAACATGGGCGATCTGCCGCGCACCGGCCCGGACTACACCTACGAGGCGCCGACCTACTTCGACGACGACACCGACGAGGAGCCCGTCGACGAGGAACCGGCCGACACGGACGACGAGTCGTGAGCCACTACACCCGCGTGCAGCACGGTCACTCGGCCGTGCTGCACGTCCTCTTCGGCGGCTTCCTGCTCTGGATCCCGTCGTTCTACTACCTGGTCAGCCCGAACCACTTCTACCACCTGTAGCTCGCGCTACCGTGGCTGTCACCCCCACGAAGGAGCCCCAGTGAAGACGTACTTGATCGAGGTCCAGGAGACCAAAACCACCACCTTCTCCGTGCGCGCTGAGAGCGAGCAGGAGGCCAAGAACCGGTATCCCGAGGTCGGAGTGCCCATCCACTCCGAGCACGAGCGCAGCGAGCCCGCGTTCGTCGGGATGGACGAGGAGTGAAGGTCCGTCGAGGCTCCCTCGTCATTCGAGGGACGAACATCCTGAACAGTCCCCGACCAGCCAAAGGCCAGCCGAAACCGGCCTCCGGACCACCGCGACCGGCCGCCGCGTTCGTGATCCCGCCGGAGCCCGACGAGCACCAGGACTGGCTCGCCGACGCCGCGTGTGGCGGGCTCGGCGACGCCTTCATCCCGGACATGCAGGAGCGCCAGCGCACCGGCCCCGAGGGTCGCGAGGAACTGCGCGAGCAGGACCGGATGGCCATGCGGATCTGCGAGTCGTGTCCGGTCCGGCAACTGTGCGCACGTCGAGGAATCGAGACCGCCCACGAGATCACCCGGCTGAACGGGATCTGGGCAGGTCTCCAGTTCACCGGCGCCGAGAGCAAGAAAAGCTACATCAGAAAGCTCGAACACCTGTTCGAGGTCATGAACGACGGGGAGATCCAGTGGGAGCCATCGAACTCGAATCCGACAGTCCGGCAGCCGCCGAGCGAATCGCCGCTCTGCGAGACGGACACGTCTGGGTCGAACTCGCCGATGACGACACTTCCGCTTCCACCATCGACGTCTGGTGGCCGACCGGCACCGCTCGAAGCAAGCGATACCGTGAGCTGCTGAAAGAGCTGGGTGCCGTTGGTGTCGACGCCGGTGGCGGCTCTCTCCCGCTGACTTTGACGAACTGCAAGGAGCTGCGCCGAGTCTTCGGTGAGAACCTGCTGACGTCCGAGGGTCTCATCGAGTGGTCGTGGGAGGAGAGCGACCGGCTCGGGAACATCAAGAACTTTTCTAGCGCGAGCAGCGACGCCGAACTGGATCCGGCCGTCGCCGAGCACGCGCCGAAGATCGCCGAGCTGGCTCGTGCATACCAGCGCGCCGGGATCGCCTTCCTCACCCACACTCGCCGCGGGCTACTGGCCGATCAACCGGGCCTGGGCAAGACGCTCCAGACCCTCGGCGCGGTGATCAGCTCGGGGATCGTCGGCGACATTCTCGTCGCGGCTCCCTCGGCGGCCGTGGCAACCACCTGGCCCGACGAGCTGGAGACCTGGGTGCCCGGTGACGAGGTCATCACGGTCATGGGCACCGGACCCGCGCGCCGGAACATCCTCGACCGTCTCGGCCCGCCGCCGGGCGACCGGCGACGGTGGGTCATCGTGAACATCGAGATGCTGCGCGCTGAGTGGGTGAAGCCGAGCCTGGTCCGGCGCAAGCACAAGCGCACCGGCAAGATGGGCATGTTCAAGGAGCCCGGCTGGTGGGATCGCAAGTACCCCATGCTCTTTGAGCGGGAGTGGAGCGTCTTCGTCGCCGACGAAAGCCACCGATTCATGATCTGCCACTCCGCGACTCCCCAGAGCCAGACCCAGGTGCGCGCCGGTGCGGGCATGATCCCGGTCGCCGAGCACGGCCTGAAGATCGCGCTCTCGGGGACGCCGTTCCGCGGGAAGCCAGAGAACCTCTGGGGCACCCTGAACTGGCTCTATCCGGACAAGTACCACGCCTACTGGTCCTGGGCTCAGCAGTGGTTCCATGTGCTCGGCGACATCAAGGACCAGAAGTCGAACATGGAGATCGCCGGTCTCGACGAGACGAAGGTGAAGATGTTCTACGAGGACATCGCGCCGATCATGCTGCGCCGCACCAAGGCCGAGGTCTACCCGGAACTCCCGCCGAAGCTCTACGCCGGGACCGCGCTGCCCTACGACGACGGAACCACCGACGAGCACAGCCCTATCGGTCACTGGCTCACGATGAGCCCGAAGCAGGCGAAGGCCTACGCCGAGATCCGCGACGAAGCCGAGACGATCCTGGAGTCCGGCGTGCTGACCGCCAACGGCGTGCTTGCCGAGCTGGTCCGGCTGAAGCAGTTCGCGATCTGCCACGGCGACGTCGAGACCTATCTCGACGCCGAGGGCGAGGAGGCCTACCGCTTCCTGCCGAAGATGCCGTCGGTGAAGTTCGACTGGCTCGTGGAGTTCCTCGACGGCCTCGGGATCAACAAGCACACCTCGATGGAGCCCGACGAGGAGGGGCAGGAGCGCAAGGTCGTCGTGGCCAGCCAGTTCACCGCGATCCTCGACATGTACGAACGCGAGCTGGTCAAGCTCGGCATCCCGGTCCTGAAGATCACCGGCGGGGTGAAGCAGAGCCAGCGGAAGGAGAACAAGGACCGCTGGCAGGAGGCCGGTGGCCCGCGGGTGTTCCTGCTCAACACCAACGCCGGTGGTGTGTCGCTGACCCTCGACGCGGCCGACGACCTGGTGTTCCTCGACGAGACGTGGATTCCCGACGACCAGGAGCAGGTGGAGGACCGGATTCACCGAGTCTCCCGGCTGCACCAGGTCACGATCCACTACCTCCGCACGCTGGAGACCGTCGAGGAGAACATCGCGTTCGTCTCCGGCGGCCGCGAGCGCCTGACCAAGCTCATCATCGACGGGCAGCGCGGCGTCAACTTCGTGCGCTCGCTGCTCACCCCCATCACCCGAGAGAAGGCCGCATGAGAACCATTTGGAAGTTCACCGTTCCCGTCACCGACAGCCAGCAGATCAAGGTCGTCGGCGCCACCGTCATCGGTATCCTCGATGCGCAGCGCAACCCCGACTGGTCCAACCAGGTCGACATCTGGATGATCGTCGAGACACACCCGGACTCGTTCGAGTACGTCCCGATCGAGATCCGCGGCACCGGCCACCCACTGCATGAGGAGCGCATCCGAGGGTGTGTGCAGCTCATCGAGGGGACCAATGATCACACCCACGAGAACGTCTACATGGCGATGGAGTCCCACATCGCGACGATCCGGGACGGCGGGCTCGTCTGGCACGTGTTCCGCGGCGCGTTCCCGCCGGTGGCGCAGTGAACCGGGCCGAGCGCCGCGCATCCCGGCGCTGCAAGCATCCGCGAACCCAGGTGAAGTACCTGCGCACGAACCCCGCGACGGTGAACGGTGAGCCCGCCGGGGTCGTGCATCTGGGGGTCAGGGTCTGCCTGGACTGCGGTCGGGAGAACCCCACCCCTGTCCGGATGACCTGATACCGTCGACGACGCTGCTGTGGAAAGGAAAACTAACATGGGCAAGAAGTCCCTGTCTCCCCGCGTTCAGGAGTGGAGCACCGGCTTGATCGGCCGGGTCTCCCCGCTCCTCTCGACCATCACCGTCGAAAACGGTGTTGGGGGACACCATTTCAAGGTCATCGGGCACGAGGTGGAGCCGCGGACTCCGGTCCCCGGTCTGCTCTACGTCCTCCCGCTGAAGGTCGACGGCACGACCAAGGACGACGACTGGTACAACATCGGCCCGATCGCTGACGGAAACTCCGGCGAGAAGGGAACCGTGTTTGCGCTGAACAAGGACCACATCGTGATGATCGTGGTCGAGACCTGGCTGGTGAACGATGACTCCTGACCTTCCCCTTCTCCGCGGGTCCGAGCGCAAGGCTCGGCCGAGGGGTGTTCTTGGGGAAGACGGACATCACAACTGGACCGGGGACCAGGCAAGCTACTCGGCTCGGCACCAGAGGCTCCGAGCAATCCGAGGCTCTGCTTCGCAGTTCCAGTGTGTTGACTGCCAGAGCCCTGCTGTCGATTGGTCCCAGGTAACCGGCTCTACTGGTCTGGACGTCTACAAGGACTACGCGCCGCGGTGCCGCTCGTGTCATATGAGCTACGACAATCAGGGGGATCGCCTTCGTGGTTATCGTCACTTGGGATCGGCACACGGTCTCTCAAAGCTCACCGAAGAAGACATTCCCGTCATCCGACGGAGACTGAAAAACGGCGAGACCCAGCGGGTCATCGCTCTCGATTACGGAGTCCACCAGGTGACCATCAGCAGGATCAAGACCGGCAAGGACTGGTCTCACATCACGATCGGGGGTGATCTCAATGGCATCGTCTGATCTTCCTCTGCTCCGCGGCTCCGAGCGGAAGGATTTCAAGCGGTGCCCGAGATCCGCAACGCTGGTGGTGGGCCTGGCGCGAGGGCCTGGAGTCGAACCGGAAGAAGCTCCCGCTATGGTTCGGCACAGGTATCCATCTCGCCTTCGAGCACTGGTACATCCCGGGCACCACCCGCGGTCGCGATCCGATCGAGACGTGGAAGGAGTACTGCCAGGGGGTCATGGAGCTGGTGCGGGTCGAGATCATGTCCGGCTCGCTCTACTCCGACCAGGAACACGTCGTGCTCGACGCCGAGGCCGTCGGCGAGGCGATGCTGGAGAACTACCTCGTCGAGTTCGGTCAGGACGAGGAGTGGGAGGTGCTCTCTCCCGAGCAGCCTTTCGGCGTCCGCATCCCGCGGAACGCGGCTGATCGCACGCCGGTGGCCAAGTTCCATGGCACCTTCGACATCGTCGCGCGCAACCTCGGCACCGGCAAGATATGGCTCTGGGACCACAAGACGGCCCGCTCGATCAAGACCAATCACCTCCCGCTCGACGACCAGGCTGGCGGGTACTGGGCCGTTGCCGACAACGTCCTGCGGCGCCAGGGGGTCATCACCGGCCGGGAGCGTCTGTCGGGGATCCTCTACAACTTCCTGATGAAAGCCCCGCCGGATGAGCGGCCGGTCGACGAGCAAGGTCGCGCTACGAACAAGCCGACGAAGAAGCACTACGTCGCCGCGTTGATGGAGTTCCATGCCAAGCGCGAGGTCGCCGCGTCGGGCGAGAAGCTCTGGGTCGAGACGATCGGGCCGGAGATGGAGAGGGAGCTTCAGAAGTCGAAGCTACCCGATCTCATCGAGGAGGCCGACGAGCATGGACTCACGGTGCTCGGCGACGTCTCGAACAAGCAGCCGAGCCCGCGGTTCCATCGGGAGCCGGTCTACCGGACCTCGAAGGAGCGCCGGAAGCAGATCCAGCACATCGCCGACGAGATCCAGACGATGAACGCCATGCGTGAGGGCCTGTTGCCGCTGTACAAGAACCCGACGCGCGACTGCACGTGGGACTGCGACTTCTACGACCTCTGCCTGGCCGACGAGCAGGACGGCGATACCGAGTTGCTCAAATCCGTCGCCTACCACGTGCGCGATCCCTATGAGGCCCATCGCGAGGAACGGCGCGGCGACTTCTGATCCCCGGCGCCATATGGTAGGGTTGACGTCAACACAGACAAGAGGAGAACATGGCCACGGCGACTGCTGACGATCTGAAGGGGTTCGATCTCCCCGATGACATCGTCGACATCCAGGAGTACACCGAGAACATCACGATGCTGCTGTACGGAGATCCCGGCGTCGGCAAGACCCGCTTCCTCGGCAGCGCCGAGAGAGCCCTGATCCTCGGTGTCGAGAACGGCACGATCTCGGCGAAGAAGGCCCCGGGCAACTCGAAGGTCTGGCGCTGCCCGAAGTGGTCGAACTTCCTGGAGGCATACAACTGGCTCGAAGACGCCACCCGGGACGAGAAATTCCCGTTCGACTGGGTCTGCATCGACACCGGCACGCAGCTCCAGCTCGACATCCGCCGCGACATCGTCCAGGCCGACGTCGACGCCGACGACGAGCGCAATCCGGACAAGGTCGAACTCCAGGAGTATGGCGAGGAGCAGATGCGCCTCATGCGCTACGTCACCCTGGTTAACGACCTGCCGGTGAACATCTGCTGGACCGCGCACGCCATGTTCGCCGAGGACGACCCCGGGCTGCGGATGCCCAACTTCCACGGCCGCGACGGCAAGGTCGCGAACTGGATCGCCGCTCAGATGCACGTGGTCGGGTACATGCACTTCGACAACGTCAAGACCACGAAGGGCACCAAGTCGATGCGTGTCATCGAGTGGCAGCCCAACAAGAAGTGGATGGCCAAGGACCGTTTCGACGCTCTCGGCCGCCGGACCGTCGGCAAGGGGCTTGCCGACATCACGAAGATCATCGAGTCGTCGAACGCCGTCGGCTCGGAGTAGAGGGAGACAATCCAGAATGGCCACAAAGCTCAAGCTGAAAATCGGTGCGGAGGCCGCAAAGGTCGAGGCCACCGCCGGATTCAGTCAGTACGTCGGCGAGGTGCCTCCGCGGGGTATCTATCGCGCGAAGGTGCGGAACCTGTCCATCAAGCCGAACAAGGCCAAGGACAAGGATCTGCTGGTCGCGGTCGTCGAGTTCGACGCTCCGAAGGACGACCCGGTCTCGAAGTACAACGGCTACGCCATCTTCGAGCGCATCGTGATCCCCGAGAGCATGGGCGACGAGAACGCCGACCTGTTCGTCGGCCGGATCAACCGTCTGCTCGACGCGATCGCCGGTGACACCTCGCTGCGCGCGAAGTTCTGGGGTGGCGACGCGATCATGGACGACAAGGGCGAGAAGATCTTGAAGATCGGCAATCTCGTCGTGTCCGGCAAGAAGTTCAAGGGCCTGCCGGTCGTCGTCTCCGCTCGCGACGACAACTACAAGCGCAAGTCCAAGGGCGCCGACGGCAAGGTGAAGGTCGAGAACGTGCGCTCGCTACGCATCAACGACGTCCACCCGGCCGACCACGAGGTTCCGGGCACCGCCGTCGACGATGACGACGTGGACATCGACGACACCGAGGTCATCGACGTCGATGACGCTGACATCGAGGAAGGGGTGGTCGACGACGACGCAGACAGCGTCGAGGAGGAGGTCGTCGAGGACCCCGAGGAGGAAGACGATCCCGAGCCGGTCGACATCGACGCGGATGTCGAGGAGGAAGAGGTCGTCTACGACCCCGACGACGAGCCCGAGGACGACCCCGAGCCCGAGCCCGAGCCGGAGCCGAAGAAGGCCCCCGCCAAGAAGGCCGCCGCCGCGTCCGCTGGCCGGAAGCGCCGTCCGGCGTTCTGACACACCACCACCGAAGCGGGTGGGCCGATGAGGGGTCGGTCCACCCGCTTCTCCCGTTGAAAGGCCCTGCACATGACCTATCACTTCCTCGACCTGCGCGACCCCAAGGTCATCGAGGAGATCGAGAGCCGGACCGGCCGGACCCGCTGGGTGCTGCTGATCGGCGATCGGACCGAACACCTGTTCGACTACATGCTGAGCGCGATCGAGGCATACCCGAAGGGTCGTCGACACCTCGGATTCGCCGGTGCGCCGCTGCCGAACCCTGACAACACCTTCACCCCCGAGCTGCGGATGTTCCTAGAGAAGCACATGGTCTCCTCGACGCCGATGATCATGTTGGTTCGCCGCGGCGAGTCGACGACGACCATCAGCGGAGCAATCCCGTTCGACCGGCTGCACGCCGCGATCGACGAGCTGATGACCGACACCCCCCAGGATCGCCTGCTCGACGCATACGCCGAGGCCGAAGCGCAGATCGCCTTCCCGGTGCTGCCCGCACACCGGACCCAGGCGCAGTACCACACCTGCGCGACCTGCGACGGCGGTGGTTGCCCGGACTGCACAGATCCGGCGTGATCGAGCGGCACCTCCGCTGCACTCCCGACCACGTCCAGTGCTCAATCCACCATGCCCGTCTGGTCGACGAATACCGCCAGGAGCGCTATCGGCAGGAGATCGAGCGCGAGGAGGACGGGTGCTCGGACTACCCCGAGGAGATGCGGAAGTGGGCCGAAGAGCACGACATGATCACCTTCAAGAAGTGGCTGATCGGCTCCCGAGGCGCGAGTTGGGCTTGACATCCTTGACGTCAAGTCTTACATTGATTCTCAGCCATTCCAGCGGATTTTCGAGCAACTTTCGGAGGAACCCATGACCATCGTGAATCGAGTCCCGACGCTGCGAAAGCATCGGCCTGAGGATCGTTGCGCGCACACCCAGTTGAGCAAGAGCGGTCGCTCGATCATCCGCTGCACGCTGCTCAAAGGGCATCGACCAAGAGGGCGATACGGGCACTATTTCACTCCGCACACGGAGTTCGGGCCGGGAGGGACGGCCAGCTTCCGAGGTAAGATCTACTTCGCTCCGAAGGATCTCTACCGGGGGCCGATGTGACGATGAAGTGGGTGTCCCTGCACACGCACAGCTCGTTCTCCCACGGCGACGGCTACCGGAAGCCCCGCGCGCACGTCCAGCGGGTGAAGGAGCTGGGGATGAACGCGGTCGGGCTCACCGAGCACCGCAACGTCTCCTCGCACGTCCAGCTCGAACAGGCCGCGAACGAGCTCGGGATCAAGCCCATCTTCGGCGTCGAGTTCGACGTCGCACCGGGTCCGGACTACCGGCACCGCAAGCACTTCCACCAGACCGTGCTCGCGATGAACGCCGAGGGGTACCGCAACCTCAACCGGCTCGTCGGCCTGTCCTACGAGCAGAGCTTCGTCGTACCGCGGCTCTACACCCGCCAGCTCCTCAACCCCGAGCTGACCCAGGGCCTCATCGTGACCAGCGGGTGCGCGGACTCGCGGATCTCCTGCACGCTGCTCGGCGGCAAGAGCATCGGGGACAAGCTCGACGACTGGACCGACGAGACCCGCGACGAGACGCTCGCGCTGATCCATCGGTACCAGAAGGTCTACGGCGACCGGTTCTACCTGGAGGTCCAGATGTTCCCCGAGCTGCAACGCTCGGTGATCCTCAACCAGTTCTTCGCCGACGTCTCCGCGGCCGAGGGCATTCCGATGGTCGCGACCGCCGACGTCCACTACCCCTACCCGGACCAGAACGCGATCCAGCGGATGCTGCACGCGGCGCACCGCGGTGGCACGGTCGAGACCCAGGACGCCGACTGGGAGTACGACGTCCGGCTGACCTACCCCGAGTCCGACGAGCAGTGCATCGAGAAGCTCATGGCCTGCGACCTCACCGAAGTCGAGGCGAGGACCGCGGTCCAGGGGGCCTGGGAGATCGCCGACCGCTGCACCGTCGAGCTGCCGAAGTCGGAGCGCGTCGTGTTCGTCTCCCGCGGCAAGCCGATGAGCGCGGCCGACCGGCTGAAGCAGTGGATCAACGACGGCATTGAGTTCCGCGCGGAGACCGACCCTCGGTTCGCTGAGCGCTGGGACACCCGCACCCAGGAGTACCTCGACCAGATCCATTACGAGTTCGGCCTGCTGGAGGAGAAGGGGTTCTGCGACTACTTCCTGGTCACCGCCGACCTCGTCCGGTTCGCCAAGGACCACCCGAACCCCATCGGCGTCGGGCCTGGCCGCGGGTCGGCCGCCGGTTCAGAGATCTGCTACCTGCTCCGCATCACCGAGATCGACCCGATGGAGTTCCCGCTCATGCAGTTTGAGCGCTTCATCGACCCGTCGCGACCGGACGACCCCGACATCGACATCGACTTCGAGTCCCGCCGTAGGCAGGAGATCTTCGACTACGCCACCGAGAAGTACGGCGCCGAGCGCACCGCGAAGATCACCAACTACAGCCGGTACCGCGGGAAGTCGGCGATCAAGGATGTCGCTCGCGCACACCAGCTTTCGGACTTCTCCGAGGTCTTCGAGCTGAAGGATCTCATCGTCGACCGGGACGACGGCGACCCGCGCGAGGACTTCTCGGTCGTCGACGCGATCGCCACGTTCGACCGGGCCAAGCAGATCGTGAAGAAGTACCCCGAGCTGAAGATGGCCGCCGAGATCGAAGGCGACTACCGCGGGCTTGGCATCCACGCCGCCGGGCTGGTGATCTCGACTCGGCCGATCGCTGAGACGTGCGCGATCTACACCGAGACGAAGGAGGGTGTCACCCGCCGGGGTATCGCCTACGACAAGCGCGACGCCGAGTACCTCGGCATGTTGAAGCTCGACATCCTGAGCCTGGAGACCCTCGACCTGATCTCGGACTGCCTGCGCTGGATCGGGATGAGCTGGACCGAGATGTACGCGCTCCCGCGCGACGACGAGCGGGTCTTCGAGGAGATCTTCGACAAGGGAGACCTCACCGGCATCTTCCAGTTCGACGGCCGGACCACCCGCGGGATCGTCAACAACCTCGCGGGGTCCAAGCTCACCTTCCAGCACCTCGTCGACATCAACGCGCTGTCGCGGCCCGGCGCGCTGATCTCCGGCCAGACCGCGCACTACGAAGGTGTCGAGATGGACCGGGAGGAACCTCGCGACTGGGGATACCCCGAGGTCAACGAGGTGCTCGCCTATACCAACGGCAGCCTGGTCTACCAGGAGCAGGTGATGGGAATGGGTCGCGTCGCGGGGATGCCCGGCCACCGCGTCGGCGCGCTGCGACGGATCATCGGGAAGAAGAAGCAGGGCGGTGCGTTCGAGGCCTTCTGGGAGGAGTTCCGCGACGGCATGAAGCGTGAGATCGGGATGCCCGAGGCCGATGCGCGCGAGCTGTGGGACTACATGGCGAAGTCATCGAGCTACCTGTTCAACATCGCCCACGCCGCGTGCTACGCCGTCGTCGGCTACTGGCTGGCCTGGCTGAAGCTCTACCACCCCACCGAGTTCTACGCCGCCGCGCTGCGCTACGCCAAGACCGACCCGAAGGAGAACAAGGCGCTGGGCCTCATGCAGGATGCAACGCGACATGGTGTCAGTGTGCGCGGTCCGCATCTCGTTTGGTCGCAGTTGACGTGGGAGCCCTCCCGCCGCGGCCCCGAGAAGGCCGTTCGGGCTGGGTTCACCCAGATCCCCGGCATCGCCGAGAAGGTCGGGATGAAGATGCTGGAGTGGCGCGATCGCGAGGTCGGCCCGCCTCCGGCCGACAAGCCGATCAACTTCAAGGCGCTCGGCAAGACCTGGGCCGACATGCGCTACGTCGCGGCGAAGACCGGCCGGAAGACGAAGCCGGACGAGCCCGCTCAGGGGGTGCCGGGTCTCGGCGCCAAGACCATCGCGAAGATCGAACAGATGTGCGAGTCGCGGGACCCGTTCGGGATCAACCGGGCCGCGCGTGCCGTCGACAGCATCGAGTCCGCCATCGCCGACGGGGACCTCGCGCTCCTCGGCGGCTCGACGTCGGCCGACCTGCTCGCCGACAGCGACGGAGATCGGGTGGTGTTCATCGGCCTGATCCGCGAGGTGAAGATCAAGGACCACCTCGAAGGCCTTCGCAAGCGCACTGGCCGGACGATTGAGCAGCTCCGCGAGGAGGTCGACAAGCCGGAGATCTCGACGAAGGCGACCGTCATCGCCGAGGACGGGGACGGCACCGAGGTCCACATCTACGTCCACCGGTTCCTCTACCCCGACCTGGCCGAGGAGCTGGCCGACGTCGGGACCAACACCGCCATCCATGTGCTCGGCATCGCCCGGGGCGGACACGGCTCCGCTGTGCAGGCCGAGGAAGTCAGTCTCATCGAATTGGAGGACCTGTGAAGCCGCACGACACCCCCGAGCACTGGTTCGACCGGAGGGCCATCTTCCATGCCGACGAGGGATACCCGGACCCGCTGGAGGCGCGCCTGCCCGCGCTGAGCGACGCGATGATCGCGCGACGGATGGAGCGCGGTGTGACCCTCGTGGCGTTCGACCCCGGCGGGACAACCGGCTGGTCGGTGTTCACCCTCGACGTCGAACGCCTGTTCGATAAGACCGTTCGGGCTCACGAGGTGATCACCGACTGGTGGCACGGCGAGATCGACTGCGGCGCGGCGTCGGGCCAGCTCGGTTCCGCGGCGTCGCAGTACGACCTGAGCGCGTCGGAAGAGGGGGAGGCCGCCGGGGCACACCTGTGCGAGAAGCTCGTCGAGCGGCACGCCAAGGCGCTGAACTGCACCGTCGTGGTCGAGGACTTCATCCTGCGCACCCAGAACCAGAAGCGGGACGCGCTCTCACCGGTGCGCATCACCGCGATCCTCGACTACCTGCTGTGGGAGGGGAAGAACGTCCCCTACCCGATCACCCGTCAGCAGCCGAGTGAGGCCAAGACCGCCATCACCGATGAGCGACTGAAGCTCTGGGACATGTGGGTGCCGGGAGGCCGACACGCGCGAGACGCCGACCGACACGCGCTGCTGTTCGTCCGTAAGGTGCGTGAGCAACGCACGAAGATCTTCAAGGCGTGGCCCCTGCTCGCCGAGGCGAACAAGCGGGATATGCTAGGGTTGAGGTCAACTTGAACAAGCGAGAAGAGGGAGTCATGGCGCGAACGAAGAACCGAGGTGTGCTCATCAGTCTGGAGCAGGCCGCCGAGGTGATCGGGGTTCACGACTATACCCTGCGTCGGGCCGTCATCGAGGGGATGAAGAGTCTTCGGATCGCGCAGACCAGCGGCAATCACCGCCGGGTCTACCTCGACCAGATCCTCGACAACCACGACCAGATCGTCAGCGAGCTGTCGCGACGCCGGGAGAACACCCGCTGGGAGGACAAGCCGGTCGAGATCGATCCGGACAAGTCGGGCAAGCTGCGTCAGGTGCTCCGCGAGACCGTCGACGCCAATACCGCGGCGATGGAGCTGGGTGTGTCCCGGCCGACGCTGCGCCGATGGGAGCGTGAGGGGAAGATCGTCGGCACCCGGCCGCTGGGTCCAAAGCAGGTCCGGTACTACCGCCAGAGCATCGAGGCACTCGCTGACAGCCAGGTCGTGAGCGCGTGAGGCGCCTGGAGCCGATGGAGCTGGCCGAGCGTCTCGTCGCGACCATCGGGTCGATCACCAACGACTACGAGGCAGGCAAGCTCCAGATGGGGGAGAAGGTCCATCCCGTCAAGCGCCTCGACGACGACTGGGACCCCGAGACCGGCATCTCCAACGAGAACATGATGCGCCTGATCGCTGAGCGTCTGGAGATGCAAGGCGTCCTGGTGTACTTCAACCCAGAAGTGGTGCGGCAGAACATCATCGCCGCCTCGGAACGGACCCTGAAACAGCAGTGAGCAAGGCCGGACCTCTTCTCCTCTTCCCGTTGTCCCCCGCGCAACGGGCCGTCGATTGGCGCCGCGCACTGTGCTGCGCCGATCGATTCCAGGGGGTGTGGCTCTGGGACGCCGAACTCGACGGCGGCGGGGAGAAGAACGCGAAGGGTGAGAGTTCGGTCGCACGCGCTGACCGGCACGAGGCCGCGAAGACGGTGTGCCGGGCCTGCCCCGAACGTCTCGCCTGCCTGGCCGCCGCGCGCAGCGACCCCCGCGCCGAGGGGATCTACGGCGGCGAACTCATCATTCGGAACGAAGGGCTCTCTCGTGGACATCGACAAGGTTCTTTCGGAGCTGGAGTTCCAGCCCAAGGGCCTGAAGTGCGAGGTCCGTCGGATGCTGTGGACCACTCGGGAGATGAAAGACGAACTGCCGGATGATCTCTGGACGTCCGAGCACCATCCCAAGGGGTGTCAGAACACCGGCAGTACGCTCTACGCCGTTCGTCTGTGCCCCTGCTGGAACGACCCTCGCAAGCTCATCATCCACAGCAATCGATCGATCTCCGACTACGTCTTCGCCGACGGTCTCCTGGTCAATCAGATCGTGCTGTGCGACGCTCACGTGAGGTACTTCCGGGACTACCGACCTACCCCTTCCTCTGTCCAGGGTGCGGGATTCACTTCGAGCGATCGGAGTCAATCCTCGTTGCGACAAAGGATTTCAAGGAGATGATGTGACGATCTTCGGTGACCACGCCGGTCTATACCTGCGCCAGGGCTGGCACTCGCCACTCCCGATCCCCGAGGGGCTGAAGTCGACCCCGCCTGACGACACCACCGGCAACAAGCCCTACGTCTCGGCGATCGACATCGAGAACTGGTGCGAAGAGATCCCGGAGAGCAACCTCGGCGTCCGTATGCCGACGGTGAAAATCGACGGAGACGAGTTCGAGGTCATCGGAATCGACGTCGACCAGTACGACAGCAAGACCGGCGCCGAAACCCTCGACACCCTCTTCGAGCAGTATGGCCCGCTGCCGAGCACATGGCGGTCGACGTCGCGCGACCCCGAGAACCCCTCCGGCATCCGCTTCTTCCTCGTGCCCGCCGGTGCGAAGTGGGTCGGCAAGCCAGGTCCGGACATCGAGATCATCCAGCGGACTCACCGATACGCCGTCGTCTGGCCGTCGGTGGTCACCTGGGACAAAGGCACCGTCGACCCGCCGCGGCACTACCGCTGGTACGACAACGACGACATCCCCTGCGAACCCCCGGCCGTCGCCGACCTCCCGCACCTCCCCGAGGCCTGGCGCGAGGCGATGTACAAGGGTCCAGCCGGAGAGAACCGGGTCATCCTCGACGAGATCAACGACATCGACCTCGCGTTCTCCTGGTTGAAGGAGGAGATTCCTGGGTACGCCGAGGCTCCGTCCGGCCAGATGGACCGCGCGTCGGACCCCGGCAAGCTCGCCGACCAGATGACCGTCGGCGCGCACGACATGATGATTGCTCGCCTGCACGAGATCGTCCAGCTCGCGGCCGAAGGGCACCACGGCCTGGAGACCGGCATCAACCGGGTGCGCAAGGCCTTCTTCGAGGAGACCCTCGGCGCCATCGACGGCGAAGCCCGGCGCGACCTGACCAGCGCAAAGCTGGAGTGGCGGCGCGCGCTGTGCGGAGAGGTCTCGAAGCTCCGCGACGACATCGCCAACGGTCTGGTCCGGATCTCCACCGTCGGCGGGTACACCGCGGCCGACGGCGAGATCGACATCGAGGTGTTCCGCGAGAAGACGCTGAAGCACTGGATCGAGCGCCGGAACACGATCGTCGACGCGACGGAGTACGAAGACAGTGACTCCGGCCGTGCTCACATGTTCCTCGACGCGCTCGGTGACTCCATCCGGCCGATCCGCGGCGGGTCCGACGAGTGGGCCTGGTGGGACGACGAGATCGGTCGTCTGGTCAAGCTCTCGAAAGCCGAGACCTACGGCCTGCTGTGGTCCCGGTCCGTCCAGGCGTCCCTGCGCGCCGCCGCGGAGGCCTGCTGGCACACCGGCGAGCTTCAGGAGGAGCAGGGGATGTCGGAGGCCGAGGACACCTTCAAGGCCGCCAGAGCCTACGAGAAGCGCGCGACCGAAGCCGGGAACCGAATGAAGATCGAGCACTCGATGTCGATGGCACACGTGCTCTCGAAGAACCCGATCGACCCCGCGGACTTCGACACCAACCGACTCACCTGGGGTGTCGGCAACGGCGTGCTCGACCTGAACACCGCCAGCAACGGAATCGCGGAGTACGACTCGCTGTGCCGCAAGGGCAAGCCCGAAGACCTGATCCTCCAGCACACCCCGGTCGCCTACGAGCCGAACTACACCCACCCGCTGTGGGAGAGCTACCTGAACACGTTCCTCCCCGACCGCGAGTACCGCCGATACGTGCGCAAGGTCTTCGGATACGCCTTCATGGGTGGAAACCCACAGCGCCGCATCATCTTCCTCCAGGGAGGGACGTCGACCGGCAAGACGACGATCATCGAGGCGTGCCAGGCCGCGCTCGGCGACTACGCGGGTTCGATCGACATCAACGGGCTGTTCCGGCAGAAGCGCGAGGCCGGGCCGATGCCTGAGATCATCGCCGCCTTCCCCCGCCGGGTCGTGTTCGCCAGCGAGGTCGGCCAGCGCAACCGGCTCCACTCCGACGTGATCAAGCGCCTCACCGGTGGCGACTCCGTGACCGCTCGCGCGCTCTACAGCAACGTGATGGTCCAGCGGACCCCGATGTTCACCCCGATCATCGCGACCAACTCCATGCCGACGATCGAAGACGGCGACGCCGCGCTCTGGCGCCGGTTGCTCGTGCTCCCTTTCGACCGCCAGGTGCCCCTGTCCAACGCCGACGTCACACCGATCCGCGAGGTACCCGAAGCTCTGCGCGCGGTCCTCTCGTGGCTCGTCGACGGCCTCCTGGACTACCTGCTGGAGGGTCTCGACACGGCACTGCCCACCGAGGTGACGAAGCGCCGGGCCATGTTCATCGCCGGGACGTCGACGTTCCAGATGTTCACCGCGGAGATGCTGACCGACGATGACGACGGCAAGGTCGTCGCGCTGAAAGTCTTCGAGCTGTACCGGCAATGGGCCAAGCGCGAGGAGGCCGACCCCCTCACCCGCCGAGAGTTCTACTCGCGGATGCGGGAGAACGGCTACGCCACGAAGAAGGCCACCGTCCGGCGCGCGGGCAAGGTGACCTCGGAGACGATCTTCACCGGCTTCCGCCTCTCAGGTGGCGGGGCCTGACTGGTCGAGTAGTGCCGCGCGCTTGCGATCCCGCCATTGGGTGAAGGTCATGTGCGGTGGCGGAGGGAAGTCGAAGCCCGCCTGAGCTGCGAAGATATTGATGTTCCGGTGCCAGCCCGCGTCGTAGGTCAGGTACTCGGAGTACATGTCGACGTCCTCGCGAAGCTCCTCGACCTCCTTCTCGATGTGGCCGACCTTCTCTGACACCCGCTCGTCGATGATGCGATCGAGGTTCGCCGCGGTGACCACCCTGGCGGCCGAGGAGTTCCCCTCGGACCGTCGCTGCCACCAGCGGGCCCCGGCTCCAAGGAAACCGGGGATCTTGGCCATGCCCTTCGAGAACAGAGCGGGCGATCCGAAGAGTACGAAGACGAGAAGGGTCAGCCAGAAGTTGTCAGTGGTGGGGATCGGCAGTTCCATCAGGCACCTTCGCGTCTTCCGGACCGTCATCGGTGACAACGACCACTTGCTCGCGTCGGACCAGAGCATATCCGAACGCGGCACACCAGTATGTGAGCGCGAAGATGAAGAACATCACCGGGGTGCGGAAGCCGTCGCCCCCTCGTTCGATGGCTGTGTCAGTCAGGCCGACGGCCAGGCAGAAGTACGTCGCCCCGGCGATGTGGAGACCGGAGATAGCGATCCGTTTCCACCGTCCGGCGAACCCGGCCAGGATGAGCACGCCAGCGGTGAGGCAGAAGGCACCCCAGGCTTGAAGGGGAAGCGCCCCCTCGACCGCGTTGAGCGATTGGGTGACGTTCGGGGCATCGCCAGTGATGTAGTCGAGTCCTCGCGAGATAGGCTCGATCGCCCAAAGGATCAGGATGATCATCCGGACCGGAAGGGGGATCAGTGGAACCCAACCCCCCTTCTCGGGGAGGTGGTCCTTCAGGCGATCGAGCACTAGATTACTCCTGTCGATGGCGACCGGCGGAGACGGCGGCGACCTGGACTGTCGCCACTCCGCGCGGGGTGACGCCATTCGGGGTTCTCAGCACGCCGAGCACGGTCAGCACGGCCAGGGCTGCGCCGATCCCGTTCTTCCATGCGTCGGAGAGATCGAAGCCGTTGGCCGCCAGGGTCCAGATGACCAGCGACAGCACGCCGACCGCGGTGGTGACGGTGTTGGCGAACCGTTTGTACCACGGCTGACGCTCCAGGGTGGCCCGGAGTTCGTCGATAACAACGCTGGACGGGACGTCGGGCACGTTGGGCAGAGTCACTTCTTCTCCTCGATGGTTGGGGCCGGTTCGAGCACGGCCTTGGTGTCCACGCCGACCTTCTCCGCGATCGCCTTGATCAGGAGGAAGGACTGGCGGACGTTCTTGTGGATCGCGGTGATGAATCGCACCGGCGAGCCGTAGCGCTTGTCGTCGAGCGCGGGGTCCTCGACGTCGGCGACATAGCCGTCATAGACCAGCTCGTTCCAGAGGTCCATGACCATCGCACGCAGGTAGGCCAGCTTCTTGCCCTTGGCCGCGAGCGACGGGTTGCCGTCAACGTTGTAGAACTGGGTGTGCCGCTGTGGCCGTGGCCCGATCACACCCTTCTTGACGTCGGTGACCTGCGGGTCGCCAGTCTGGATCGCGGCGCCGAGGATGGTCCCCTGAGCCTTGTCGTCGAGTGCCATGAGAAAACCTCCCGGTAGGATCGCCTCGCCGAGCGCGAGACATGTCTTGTAACGCTGCTGTCGTCCCGGCCATCCCCAGGGCACAGCCCCTTCGACCCAGCCGTTGACGCACCGGCTGACGGCCAGAATGTCCCCGGCATCGGCCCACTCGTTGATCGTCTTCCCCTTGCGCGAGGTCGTCGACCAGTACTTCGCCGCGGCCAGGAACCCCCATCGCGGCGTCGCGACGAGGTCCGGATTCTTCGTGAAGTGTTCGGGGTCATCAACGAGACCGCGTGCGACGCACCACTTTCCGAACTCACGGTAGTTGTTTCGGCCGGTGAGCTGGATGGCTCCACGACCGCGGAACCGGTAGCCGTCCCCGCGGACCGTGTTCCCGAGGTCCGCTCGGCCTTCGTACCCTCGTTGCTGTGCGGTCGGACCCCACAGCTCGACGAAGTTGGCGAACCCGCCGGTCTCCTCGCCGAGGGTGGCGAACCACGCCGCGGCGCGTCGGACGGTGTTGACTCCGGCGATCTCCATCGCGTTTTCGACGAAGGGGACGAACGGGCGCAGGTCGTCGGCCGACTTGGTTGTCGGCATGAGCGCCTGGCGCAGTGTGGCGGCGTCCATCATGCTCCTCGGTGGGGCTCGGAGACCTGAATCGCGGCGGCGAGCACGCGACGCTGGTCGGCGTCGGACAGCGATCCGAGGAAGTCGTCGGCAACCTTGGCGTTGGCGGCCCAGGTGTACCCCTTTCCGGAGATCATCGAGAGCGCCTGTTCGCTGGTCACCCAGTAGAAGTAGTCGGGGAACCCGCTGTCGGCGATCGCCATCTGGTCGAGCCGCTCGTTCTTCCCGACGATCGACCAGTAGTGGTAGACCCACCCACCGCTGTAGCTCGCGCGTTCGCCGCGCTGTGGCCGTGGGTAGTTGGCCGGAGGCACCATGATGTTCCCGCCGACACCAAAGCCTGCGTCGATCGAGTGGAAGACGTGCTTGCGGAACTGGGTGAGATCTCCAGCTCCCGGGACCTGCACGGTCCGGTAGATGTCGCCGAGTCGCTCGTTCAGCTCGCGGGTGAGGTAGAGGATGGTGTCGGTGCCATTGATGGTGGTCCCGAGCTGATCGGCCATGTACTTCTCGGTAACCTTGATCCCTCGGATCGACAGGAGAACTTGCATCGTCGCAGGACCGCACCAGTAGTACGTCTCCTGCGGAATGATCACGTGGTCGAACTTCAGCACGACGTCGCCAGCGGCCATCTTCACTCCCTCTCCCGGTGCCCCGACGGTAGCACCGGCAGCGACCACCGGTCGAAACTCAGCTCGTGTACCTGATCTTTGGAGTGATGTCGACCGAGGTGGCTGACGCGCCGATGGTAATGGGGTTGTCCAGGGGGTACCCGCGGAGGTAAGTCGTCCCGTTCCAGATCCCGTAGTGGGTCACACTGGTGCTCCCGGGGATCGTGAGAGGGACGGCACTACCGACGACCTGCGCGACCGATCCGTCCATCGCACCAGAGCCCCAGGTGGTGTTGCCTTCCAGCGAGCCGATCCGGTTCGCGCCGGTCGTTCCAGGATCGCCGTTGTGCGGGGTGATCTTGTTCCCGCGGCTGGCGATGTACTCAGCGATCCCGATCTTGTCGGCGTTCGTTGCGGCCATGGTCTACTCCTTGATCGTGGTGATGCGAGCACCCTGGCCGTCTGGCGAGCTGGTGCAGGTAACTTCGGTCGGCTCAATCAGCTCTCCGAACAGGCTGGCCTCCAGCAGAAGCGCCTGGAAGTCGAAGGCCGGTGTCGCGCCATCGGAGAAGGGTCCGTAGTCGTAGACACACCAGGCCTCGACGATCAGATACCCGTCCTCGACCCGTCGGCCGGTGATCTCAGTGTCGAGAGGCGCGACCTGTTGGGTGCCGAACTCGATCCAGAACTCGGTCCCGAACTCTATGACTGTCGTGCTCTGAACCACACCTGCCCCCTCGCTCCCGCGCCACCGCGAGTCCTGTTGCCGAACACACCGCCGTTGCCGCCGGAGCCGCCACCTCCGGGTGGGTTGCCCGGAAGCCCGCTGCCATCGGACAGCGCACCTCCGACGTACTCGATGCCGAGGTAAGTGTAGTTGCCTGGTCCGGGTCCATCGCGTCTCGTCGATCCGCTGTTGACGCCGGTTCCCCCGGCCGCCGTGAGTGTGCCGACCGACGCGGTGATTGTCGAGGCTGTGCCGTTGCCTCCGGCCGCGTTGTCGGAGTTCGCACCCCCGGCGCCTCCGTCACCTACGACTCCGGTGAATTGTGTTTCGCTCCAGGGAATGTCGACGCCGCGCTGGAGAGTGATCCCAGCCCACAGCCCGGGGAGTCCGCCGGAGCCTGGCTGGCTGTTGGCGCCGGACCCGGTCTGTCCACCCTTACCGCCGCCGACCCCGATGCAGTCGATGAAGATGCTCCACCCCGGGATCGGGTAGGCGAAAGCTCCGACGGTGGTGTAGGTCGTGGTGGTCGGCGCGACCGGGCTGTACGCCGCCGCCGCGGGGAAGGACGCGGACGAGACGAAGGTCGCAACGAGATGCGCCACCACGGTAGCCGACTGCTCCGACAAACCCGTCGCCATCGCGAAGAGCTGCGCTCTCACGGCCGCCGGGAAGGCTGCGCTCGATGGGGCGATGCCGCTGACCGGGAGGCTGGCTCGTGCGCTGTGGGCGGCCTCGCTCGGCATGGTCGCGATGAGGCGCGCGGCCAGAGAGGTGGGGTGTGTGGTCGCGGCCGTGATGGTGGCGACGAGGTGCGCGACGGTTGTCGCCGAGAACGTGCCGGTGGCCTCCATCTCGGCGCGGAGACGGGCCGCGAGAGTCGCGGTGTGTTCGCTGTAGCTGTCGGCGATCCCGAGGAGCTGCTTCTTCACCCACCAACCGACGACGGGGTCGACCGGCGGTCCCTGGGGTCCGTCAGCCGACCAGCCGAGGCCAGGGTTGATCGGGGCTTCGGCCTCCGGGTTCGGTGACCAGACCATCAGGCCCCGGGCCCACTGAACCCGCCGTTGGCCCCGCGGATCAGCTCGCCGTCGCGGTAGCACTCGACGGAGATGAAGTCCAGGCCGAACTCGTCGTGCCCTCGGGTGAGGACGACCTCGACACCAGGCAGCGAATCGAACTGTGCGATAACGGTTTCCGACATTATCTCCCCTAACTCAACACAGCCTGCCCGTAAAGGACATTCCGTACCCGTCGGCCGCACCGGCACAGGTCGCTGGTGCGGTAGCTCCCCACCCCGGTGCGACGCGCTCGCCGACTAGGCAGTATTTCATGATCGACCCCGTTACCGCGGTCAGTGCAATCGCTGTCTGTCCCTGGTCTCCGAACTGATTCGGATCGTCCTGGACGGCGTTGGTGAATCGCTGCGTCGACATCGGGATCGACGCGGTGCCGACAGCCCCCTGGCCGTAGAAGAGAACTGGTCGCATCACTGATGACGCCGCCGAAGCCACCGCGGAGGTGGCACCGGTATACATCAGCTCGAACTGCCACCATCCCTCCTTCGTCACCACGAACTCTCCGCGGGTGTAGTCGTAGGTGGTTCCGGCCGGTGACTTGATGTCTTCCGACATCACTTGCGTATCAAAGAATTTCGCTGGAACCCGAGCGTTCGCCGCCTGCGCTACCGACGCCGCGGCGATGCGCGAGTATCGAAAGGCGTTGCCCAAGACGATCCCGCCGCCGGGGATGTCGGACCAGGAGTAGCTGGAGATCGGCGACGGGCGCTTCCATCCGACGAAGGGCACCCCTTCGCCATATGCCCCGGCGCCGTGACGACGGTAGGCCGGACCCATCATCGAGAGGTCCGCGTTATCAGTGTGTCCGGCGACGACCCGGCCGTTGTAGAGCACCGAAATCTGTCGCTCGTCGGCGAACGATCCAATGCGATTCTGCATGACGTCACCAGCCCGAGGGTCGTCGACGTCGGAGGTCGCCACCGGGTTTCCTGCCACACCATTGACAACGATGTAGACCGCGATCGCACCGGTGCGGGAGAGCCGAGTCATGATCGCGTTGCGAGGCAGGAGGGTAGAGGCACTGTTGCCGACCCAGAGTCCATCCCACCTGCTCAGGAGGTAGAGATAAGGGGTTCCGCCGCCAAAACCACTGCTGAAGGCATCCTTCAGCACGATCGAGTTCGCGAAGTAGTCGCTGGCCGGGGACTCCCCATCCCATAGCGCGTATCCCCGGGCGGGCTCCTCGACATTGCTGTAGGTCAGCTCGATCGCGTTCTTGACGATCGAGAGTTGGCCGCCGCCGACGTTGTTGCTGATCCAGAGAGGGCCAAGGGTGGTGGAGTCCGGCCGGTTGATCGTGTCGGTGCCACTGCGTCCGCCAGAGGCCCCGGCCTCGTTGGAGGCCAGGAGTTCCTGGAGCTGCTGCTGTGCGACGACCGCGGCCTCTTGGGCTTCGTCGGTACGCCGCCGGAGTCCACGGACCGCCTCGAAGGCCTCGGCAATGGGTCCGGACCCGGCCGCCGCGCCGGTGTTCTCCGCCCCGTCGCGCACGTTGGCCGCGAGGTTCTCCGCTTTCGTATCTGCGGTGATCGCGGTCGCGTTGGCGACGTCAGCGGTGGTGCGGAGGCCAGTCACCTCTTCGATGAGGTTCGCCAGCGAACCGCCAACGAAGGGAACGCCACGGATCGCCCGGATGATGGCGTCGAGAATGTTCTGCGCGAAGTCCTGGACGCCACCGACAACACCACGGAGGCCGTTCGACAGGGTCGGCAGGATTCCAGCACCGACGGTCCCGCCGGAGAGGATCGTGCCGAGCTGGGAGACCCACTCCTGGATGTCGACGATTGTGGCGCCGACGCGGCCGGTGATGTTATCGAAGAAATCGCCGATCCGACCGACGACCGCGGCAATGCCGTCGCCGAGGTCCCCGAGCGCGTCGAGCAGACCGCTGATGAAGCGCTGTGGGAGGCTGCCGTACTTCGAGACCTTGATGTCGTCCCACCACACGGTGCCCGCGCTAGCCGACGCGCCAACCTCAACCTGAACGCGCACGCTCGTAGCTGTCGGTGGTACCTGATACGTTCCGGCGAACTCGATCCAATCCGACGATGCGGCCGGGGAGTCCGCATTGACGATGACGACTTCCTCGACGACCGCGGTGCCGTTGTAGGCCAGCGCCGAAACGCGCAGCGCTGCGGGACCGGCGGTCAGTCCGGTCCATTTCACCCACCCGGCCACGTTGAACTTCTGCTCCGATGTCGCGGCTACGTCGTTGGACAGCAACACCTTTCGGCTGCCGTCGGCCGTTGCGCGCGCCGAACCGAGAGCGTTGTGTCCCTCGGTGCCGTCCCAGGTCCAGTCGTCGTCACCGGCGAGCGAGTCCAAGCCCTCGAAACTACCGTTGTCGAGCAGGTTGGGGTAGGCCTCCCCGATGTGGCTAAATGGGATCAGCGGGAGCCGCGAGGGGTCGATGAGTCCGGTGACCAGTCGGCGGATCGTGCCGACGGTGTTCTGAATGATGTTCAGAGCGACATCATTTCCGACATAGGTGCCCTCGAAGGCATCCTTCAGCGCCTCCCAATTAGCAATGGCGTCTTGCCAATTGGGAATGTCGAAGTCGAAGAGGTCGAAGATCTTGGCGACGATCTCCTGGACGCTCTTGGGGTCCCAGATGTCGCTCTTCAGCGCAATCTTCGACCCGGCCTCGATCAGCTCGCGCGGGGTATGCCGGTTCCCCTCCGCGGGGTAGGTCACGTCAGCTCTCCGAGCCCGGGATCGGGTCGCAGTAGACGGCCAACGATGCCCGGTCCCGCCGGGTGGAGACACCGAAGGTGGCCAGGGTGTCAATGCGTCGGATCACGAGATAGATCGTGCCGACAGCTCCTCGGGCCACGGAGTACGTCGAGGAGTCCGGGGTGATCGGCCCTCCCTCGAATGCCGGAGAGAGGTCGCGCGGGTAGTAGTTGTCGATGAAGGTCGAGATGGTGTTGCCAGGTCCGCGACCGACGACGGGTCCGGTCGGGGAGCCAAGTCGGGCTTCGAGGTCGACGCGGGCCTGGATGCCGGTGAGCCGGACGTCGCACTGCGCGAAGACTCGGGGGTGCCAGGCGAAGGCCTGCGCGGGGATCTCGATCTGAGCGATGACCTTGTAGTCGTTCGACCAGTTGTTGTCGGTGACGACGGTGAACTCATTGGGTCCCAGGCCGTATGGTCCGACTGGTCCCGAGGTGATTGTGAGAGGGATGAACTTGCCCGCGGTGGTGTCCCAGACCGGCACCTGGCCGTCTTGGAGGCCTTCCTCGGGCATCTCGAAGTCGGCCGCCGTGGTGATCGCGTCGCCGGGCTCGCCCTTCTGACCGACGCCGACGGCCCCCTTGTCGCCCCGAGGGAGGGTGAAGTTCAGGATCTTGTTCGTCGGGGTGGACGAGGGGTCGATGGAGACCGATGCCTGGCCGCCGGACGGAGAGGTCGTGACGGTGCCGACGGTGAAGCCGACCGACGGGCCGATCTCTCCCTGGAGACCGACAACGTCATGGACGATGAACCACTGCTCGCCGGACCAAAACCACGCGGTCTTGGTGGTGTCGTTGATGACGACGTATCCTCGGTCGCCCTCGGCAAGTCCCTGGGGGAGCTGCGGGGTGACGTCGGCGTCGTTGGCTTCCTCGACGACGAGGTCGGGTGCCAGCTTGGGTCCGGGTTCGCCGTCATTGCCGGGGTCTCCCTGTCGTCCGCGGGGGAGGAGCAGCTCGCCGACACCATTGGTGACCTCGATAATCGCGCGCCGGGTGGACTCGTAGTCCATCACGTCGCCGTCCCATCGCAGCTTTAGCTGGACGATGGCTTCCTTGATAGTGTCCGGCATCTCTCTCCCTCGGTCGCGGTCAGTCTATCGGTCAGGACCCGGCGTCCGACAAAGTCCAGAAGTCGAAGGCCTGCTTGACCCCCTGCACCCGTTTCATCGCTGCCTCCATCGGGTCCTTCAACCCCTGGTCGTCACCGACCTTGATCGTGATCTTCGTCTTTCGCTCGCGGCTGAGTGTGACCGTGATCCGGCGCACGTAATCGACGTGGATCTCGCCTTCGTCCTCCCACCCGATCGGGTCCCCGATGTCGAAGTGGACAAACGGGATGAACGGCTTCCCGTCGTTGATCGTGACCGAGAACGACCGATACGGCCGGGTCTCATACATGATCTTGCGGAGCGCCTGGACCGCATCGAAGGTGTACGCGGTGGTGCCGGTGCCCGCGAAGGCCTCCGGGAGCATGAAGATGCCGAACTTGGCGCGGAGCCGCTCGTTTGTCTGGCTCTGGAAGGTCATGACGATGTCGGAGAGTTCGCCGCTGATCAGGTCAGACAGGAACGAGATCCCCGCCATGGCCAGAATCCCACCGATCGCCGCGTTGGCGACCATCTCGATACCCTTGTTGAGCCACTCGGGCGCCTGGCCGCCGACGATCCCGGTGTGGGCCTGGGGCGAGTTGATGATTACTTCGGACTCGTCGATGTCGTCGTCGAGGTCGTCCTCGCGGATGACCACCCAGGGGTCCTTGGGGTCGGTGCCGTAGAACTTCGACAACGAGTACATCGAGCTGTTCTCGGTGAAGGCACCGACGACGTTCTCCACGACCGGGCTGATCGTATCGATGATGGTGTTGAACAGGCCGTCGAGCAACGTGCCGGTGCGGCCGGTGACCCCCCGTTTGTCCTTGACCTGGAAGTAGATGCACGACTTGTCGAGGGTGATGTCCTTGGACGGCTGCGGGTCTCGGCCCTTGACCCAGGCCTGCGCCTCGATGACGACGTGCTCGTCGTAGGCGACCTCCTTGAACAGCTCGTCGAGCGGGGTCATCCGTGCGAGCAGTGCGTTCCATCGGGTCGTGTCGTAGAGGACGTTGCCGGGGATCACCACGCATGGCTGTGCCCAGTCCTTGACGTTCATCGACCACCAGTGCTTGCCGGGGTCGTTGAAGAAACCGATCGGGAACCGGTAGAGCCCGCTGCCGAACGCCTGAAGCCGGAAGACGACCTCGAAGATGTAGCTCTCGATCATCGACTTCGTCGGCATCAGCTTCACATTCTTCTTGGGCCACTGAAATCCCAAGGGGGTGAAGTTATTTGGCCAGCAGAACATCGATTCGAGCCAGACGTAGTCACTGACCAGCTCGGCAATGACGGTGCGCTTCTTGCCCTTTCGGCGCTTGCGGCACTTGTCGACACGACCGGTCCACCACTTGCCGTTGACCAGGGCATGAACGAAAACGTTCTCGTTGTCGCAGTTCGCGAAGATCTTGGCCCACCGGGAGTTGTGGGGGACCTCGATCTGGCCCGGGCCGGTCTCGTTCTCGGCGAAGTCGAACTCGGCGCCGATGAAATCGTTGCAGTACCCCTCCAGGCCCATCGGGTCGTCGTCGATCCAGCGACGGACCTCGATGTCGACCTCGGTGCGCCACGAGGGGATGATCCCGCGGTCGTCCATCGAGATGGGTGGCGGGTCCATGAATGCGGTAGTCATCGGCTCACCAGAACGTCAGGTAGAGGGGCTGGACGACCATGCGGACCTCGCGACCAGACACCCCGCCGGTGACCCGGAACTTCCAGGTCTCCTCGCTGCGGGGATTGAGCCAGAGCCTCGGCCGCTGACCGCTCATCTGTGCCCAGAGGTTCTTCTCCTTGCCGTCGGCCGACTCCCGGGTGATGGTCTCGATGCGCGGATCCGGATTGAGCCAGATGCCCTCGCCGGTCTTCAACGCGGGGAGCGGGATCGTGTCCTCGTTGTCGATCGGGCCGAGCTTCTCCTCGCCACGCCAGTTCGCTGCGCGAGTCCCCCGAGGGATGTGCCAGACGCCGGGCCCGGGCAGATAGATCCGCGGGTAGGTCCGCGGCGCCGAACCGAGATTGCGCACCTTGATCTCGACGGTCGACTCTCCGCTGGCCGGAACCTTGCCGGTGAACTCCTCGGTGTAGCCCTTGTAGTAGGGGTTCGGGCTGACGAACGTCCAGGGGTAGTCGGCGATCCGTCGGAGCAGCGCGGGGTCCTTGTCGATCGACTGGTTCGTCGACTCGCCGAGGAGCACGTCGAGGTACCGGACGCCGCTGTAGCTGTTGATGAAGAACAGCCGGGAGTACCGATCGAAGAAGTTGTTCCGCTGCCACTCGTCGAAGGCCGCGCGCAGCTCCCGCGGGGTCCGACCCAGGATGTTCACCGCGCCCTTGACCGTGCGGATGTCGACGTTGGACCCAACGAGGTCGGCGCCGTTCTGCTTCGCCTCCTGGAGCCAGACCAGCTCCGTCGGCGGCCGGTCGAGTCCGACGAGCCCATTGGCCAGCTCGACACCCTGCTTCCCGCGGCCAGGCATCCCAGACAGCCAGAACCGACCACCCTCCGCCCCGCGGTAGATGACCCAGGTCTTGTCTCCGCGGCTCAGAGCCCCCATCAGATCCTCCGTCGCCCGGTCTTGGTTCGCCTGATCTGCCGGTTCTGGACGTCCTCCATGGTTGACGTCAAGTCGTCCTTGCTCAGGCCGGTGTTCACCGTACCAATCAGCGGGCCCGCGGCTGCGGACAGCAACGACTCGACCATGCCTCCGGCGTTCTCGGGGACGTAGCTCGCGAAGTCGGTCGCGGTCTTCGTGGCCCAGGCGCCGGTGGCGGTGGCGACCTTCTCAGCGAGCATGGCCGGGTTGCCCGCCAGCGCGGCGGCGTAGGCCGGGATGTTCTGCGCGACGCCGTTGGCCAGCTCGGTGATGGCCGGAGCCTTCTCGGCGAGCTTGGAGACCTGCGGACCGCCGATTCCGAGAGGGATGTGCTCGGCGAAGCTCTGCCCGATCTTCCCCTCGAAGGTATCGAAGGGGTTGATGAACATCGGCTTCTGCGCCGCGGTGCCGCTCGGTCCCGGGGTGACGTTCCGGTCCGGCTTATACTCGCCATTGGGCCCGATCGCCGCACCCTGAAGATTCTGGCCATACGCCGACCCGGTCTTGTCGCCGGGCTTGGTCTCCGCGGTGGTCGGCCAGTCCTTCGACGGGTCGGCCGACGGAGTGTCGACGGTGACCGAGACCGGATCGTCCTTCGTGCCCGCCGGGGTGGCGGGGCGGATGCCCGCGCGCAGCAGCGCCTCGTCCTCGCGGCCGAAGTTCTGGCCCGCCCCAGACCCCCAGGGAGAGCCACCCTGGTCGTTGAAGATCTTCGCGGCGATCTCGGCCTGCTGTTCGGGGGTCGCCTGGCCCGCCGTCGGCGCGTACTTCGTGCCGCCGTTCGAGGCCCAGGTGCCCTTGGCGATCTGGAACAAGCCCGACGCCTCGTTGCCGCCGGAGTTGACGTCGGTCACCTTCTGGGTGACCGTGGGGTCGCCACCGGACTCCCGCTGGATGAGCTTGGCCCATTCGGGGTCGGTCGAGGTGTACGTGCCGTCGGGGTTGCGCTTCAGCGGGATCGTTGCGGCGCCGGAGCCGGTCCCCGCCAGCCCACCGTCGAGATCCTGAGCCGTCGGCGGCTTGATCTCGTCCTGCTGCGGAACAGGCAGCTCTCCCGGGGTCGTCGACTGGCCGCCGACGCCAGCGATATTGACGTCTGCGGGCCCGGTGCCCTCGGGGGTCAGCGGCGCCTGCTGCTCGATCTTCGGGTTGATGCCGATGCCGCGGAGCGCGCCGATCAGCCCGCGCAGCATCAGCGTGTCGAGCGGGTTGAGCAGGTACTCGTCCTGGCCGGTGTCGTTCTGGACCACGGTGGTGCCCGGCCGGACGACGCCGCCAGTGTCGAACAGCTTCGCGATCCCGCCGAGGAGACCGCCAGCACCCTTGCGGACCTTGTCCACGGCGCCGCCGAGCATGTTCTTCCAGCCCTCCATGGAGGTCAGCTCCGACACCTTGTCGAGGAGCTTCTCCTTGGCGGGCTGAACGACACCCTTGTACAGCTCGCGCGGAGTCGCCTTGATTTCCGGCGGCGGGTTGAACGCCTGGGTGTCGAGCAGCTTCTTCACCGGGGCGAGCGCGGTGTTGAAGGCCTTCTCGGCCCACGCGGTGATGCCCTTGCGCACAGCGGCATCGGTAACCCCGCCGAACGCGATGTTGTCGGGCATCACGTTGGGGTTGATCGGCCCCTTCTGGTTCTCCGAGTAGAAGATGTGCGGGTGGTCCATGTGGTTCTGCGTCGGCGACCCGCGGTCCTCCATCTGAGAGGTCCGACCATCCGGCGGGTAGTGCATCATCTGCTTCCAGATGGTCCAGTTCACTGGGTAGTTCTTGTGGTTCGCCATCGAGAACTCGGTGACCTCGTCGCCGGTCTTGCCTCCCAGCTCGGACACCATGACGTCGAGCGCGCGGCCGGACGAGTGCTCGTTGTAGCCGTCCGGCGGCCGGTACCCGCCGATGGACGAGACCGTCTTGGGCCAGGTGCCCTTGATGATGCGCGCCATGAGCTGCGCGATCGGCTGAAGGCCTCCCTCGCCCGGGAGCGGGGAGAGCTTGTCACCCGCCGACAGTTCGCCACCCTTGGCGTAGCGCGGCAGCGCGCCGTCGCCGGTCGCCGCGGCCAAGCCGCCGGGGGTCCAGGTGAACGGCTCCCCGCGCATGACCATGTCACGCATCCGGTACATCGCCTTCTGGCCACCGGCACGGTTGACGTCTTCGACGTCCCACATGTGCTCGCCCGGCATACCGAGGATGCGGACCGAGTCCTTGCCGCGCTCGGCACCCTTGGCCATGGGGACCTCGCCACCGACAGCCATGCCGATCGGGCTGACGTCGACCCAGTCCGGCAGATGCCCGCCGAGGAAGTTGTCGACGGCCTTCCACGCGCGACCGATGCCGCCGTTGATGACGTGGTTGATCACCCAGTTGATCGGGGTCGCAGCCGCGGATTGCAGTCTGCCCCAAGCAGTTTGGATTCCGTCGACGACGTCGGAGAAGAAATCGCCGACGCGCGAGATACCGGTCTGAAGCGCATCGAAGGCCGGGGAGATGATGTTGTCCCAGCCCCACGAGATCGCGTTGGTGATCCCGTCCCAGGCTGGCTTGATCGCTTCGTTCCACAGCCAGCCGAAGACGCGGCCGATGTTCTCCAAAGGCGTTGAGAGCCAGGTGATTACGGGGACGATCACTTCGCGGATGGCCCACGAGATGATGCCCGCGATGAACTTCATAACCTCGCCGATGATCGGCACGAGCGCCTGGAAGACCGGGAGCAGGTGCGGCAGCACGGTCATGGCCAGCTCGACGAGTGGCTGGACCAGCGCCGGAAGCAGCGGGAGGATCTCGGTCAGAATCGACGCGAAGGCCGGAAGCACCTCGGCGACGAGGTCGAGGAGCAGGTTCGTGAACGGCATGACCTGCACGATCAGGTCCATGAAGGTGTTCACCAGATCGACGAGCACCGGCCCGAGCGCGCCGAGCAGCGTCGCGATGATCTCGCCGAACACACCAGCGAGTCGGCCGAGCACCTCCGCGAGCGGGGGGATGACCGGCATTAGGGCCTCAACGAGCTGCGAAATGACCGGCGCGAGCGCGTCGAAGAGAGTGGTCAGGACCGGCGCCAGCGCGCCGACGAGCTGCGCGACGAGCTGCGCGAGCAGCGGCAGGATCGGCGCCACCGCGGTGATCAGGGAGCCGAATGCCTGCGCGAGCGGCTGGACCGCCGGTGCGAGCGCGGACAGGGTCTCGGCAATGACCGGGCCGATGACCTTGAAGACCTCGCCCAGCTCGACGCCGATGGTGCCGATGGCCTGGCCGACGACCTGCATCACTGGCTGGATCGCCGCGAGGCCGACCGAGAGCCCCTCGAACATGGCGACCAGGCCCGGGCCGAGCCCGATGACGAGGTCGGTCAGTGCGGGGCCGAGCACGGTGAGGATCGTCGACGCGACGATCTGGATGATGGGAGCCAGCGTCTGCACGGCGACGCGGACACCCTCGAAGAAGGTGGTGAGCGCAGTCTGGCCCTCGGCCGACCCGAGGAACTCGCGCAGCTCGCCGGTCGCGGTCTCGATGGTGTTGAGGAAGCCCCCGCCGACCTCGGCTCCGGCCGAGAAGACCTCGCCGACAATGGCTCCGACGTTGGCGAGGATGCGGCCGAGCTGCTTGGCCATGGTCAGCGAGTTCTCGAAGAACTCCTGCATCGAGCCATCGGCCCGGGCCTCGTCGGTGAACTGCTTGAACTCGTTGGCCATGTTCGCGACCGCGGTTCCGAGCCGCGGCATGAACTCCGAGCCGACGGTCGCGACGTTCATAAAGGCCTGCGAGAACGGAGCGAAGCTCTGCCCGATCCCGGCCCACATCTGCCGGGTGTTCTCCAGCGTGGTCGTGAAGTCGGCGGCGGCCATCTCGGTGGAGAAGGTCGCCAGCGCGCCGCGCACGCCGAGGTTGATCTCGGAGGCGATCCCCGCCAGCCCGGTCCGGAGCACTGGGAGCTGGACTCCGGCCAGTCGGGTGACGGAGTCGCCGAGATGAGCAAACAGGTTGTCCTGGATGAACTTTCGCGTCTCGGTCCATGCCGGGCCGAGCGCGTGGATCTTCCGGACGAAGTCCTGCGCGTTGGGGGAGAGCTTCGCCATCGCCTGCGCGAGCTTGTCGGTCCCGGCCGCCATCTGCTTCGTGGCTTCGGCCGCCGACTCCATCGCCGAGGTGAGCGCGTCCTGCGCGTCGATGAGCGCGTTGTTGGCGTCGACGACGCCGTCCTTGGCCGCGATGACCTGGGAGTCTCCCTCGACTCCCTTCTTGTTCGCGATCGCGACGTCGGCGGCCAGGTCCGAGTTCTGCTTCCGGATCTGGTCGTACTGGAGCTTCGACTTCTCGACGTCAATCTGCGCACCCTCGATTTCGAGGACGTCGCCGGAGGCGTAGGCCTCCTGGAGCCGCTTGTAGCTCTCCTTGATCGCTAGCGCTCCCTCGCGCTCGTTGATCGGAGCCATCTTCAGCTCGTCGTTCATGTCGCGGAGGCGACGAACAGCGTTGCGGCGCTCGTTGTTCAGGTCTTCGAGCGCGCGGGTAACCCCGCGGTGCGCGGTGGCGAGTCCCCGGTCGGCCTGCGCGATCTGACGCTGCGCCGAGGCCTGCTGACTGGCGCTCTGGGTGACCGCGCTCCCGGCCTGTTCCGAGGCGTCGCTGAGCGCAGAGAATGCTCCCCCGATGCCGACGGCACCGATGGCCACCGCGGCGAGACCCGCTCCGGCAGCGGTCGCCGCCGCGGGGATGAGCCCGAGCGCTCCGGCAGCCTGCGACGCGGCGCCGACGAGTGCGGTAAGACCGCCGAGCGCGGCCTGGGTGACGATGGGAGCCGCGATGACCGCGGTGGTGCGCGCGGCCGTGCGGAGAGGTCGACCCCCTCCACCCCCACCACCGCCGCCTCCACCGAGACCGCCGCCGATGCCTCCCCGGTCGCGGCTGCGGATGTTCGCGGTGAGTCGAGCGGACTCGACCCGGACGCGCATCTGCTCCAGGGCCCGCCGAAGGTCGGCGTCGTCCACGCTGGCCTTGATCGAGACGTGCAGCGGGCCCCACGAAGCGAGAAGGAGTCGCGCGGCGTCGTATGCGCTGCGGAGCGAGCCCTTGTCGAGGGTGGCCTTCAGGCTGACGTTGGCCGAGAGGTTGCGGGTGGCGGCGATCTTGGCCTGCGCGTCACGGCTGAAACCGGTGACGTCGGCGCGCAGCTTCACGTCGTGGGTGAGCTTGACCGACTGGAGCCGGGTGCGCGCCTCCTGGCGGAAGGCCTTCGTCTCCGGCCGGAGGTCGACGCCGACGTTGAGGCCGCCACCCTCCTTGATCGCCTTTCGGGCTTTGACGTGGAATCCGGCAGCGTTCGGGATGAGCCGGACGGCGCCTTCACCGACCAGGAAGGTCTTCGCCACGCCGTCTCACCCCTCTCCGAATGTGCGAAAGGGCACCAGGGGTTTCCGTTCCCTGGTGCCCTCTCGGTAGGCGATTCCGATCCTAGCTCAGCTCGGCTTGCGAAGGCCAAACCTGGACGAGAGATCGGCCATGTCGTCTCGTTCGTCTTCGAGTTCGAGGATGTCCAGCGCGCTGACCGGCCGGGGGATCTTCTGAGCCCGCGGTGGCTTGCGGCCATTGACCGCGATCAGCGTGCGGGGGATCTCGTTGATGGCTTCGAGCACCGTGTAGAGCGTCGCGATGACCGGCGTGAAGCCCTCTTGCGAGCGGGTCTGGGGGTTCCAGCCTGCTTCGCCCTCGTCGTCCTCGTCATCCTCGTCGTCATCGGCCTCGGCGTCCTCGCGACGCTTCTTGATGACCGCGGCGATCTCTGGGTCGAGAGCCAGTTTGGCCTGGAGCCTGGAGTGCGGCGGCAGCCCGTTGAGGAACTCGTAGAACTCGAACCACGAGCGGGTGCCGTCGAAGTAATCCAGGACGTCCAGGCCATTCCAGTGCTCACGGAAGTCCAGGAGGATGTCTCGACCGTACTGGTCGAAGAGGTCGATCAGACCTCTTTTCCCCCTGGCACGTCATGCGAGTCGTCGTTCCACTGATCCCACATCTCGGTGAGGAGGATCTGGACCACGGAGATGTCCTCCCCGCGGAACAGGTCCATCAGCCGAGGGTAGTCGGCGCCAGCCAGGATCCGGATCTGCTCCCGGACCGTGGTGGCCGCCTCGTACTCCATCGACTTGACCGCATCGGGATACGCGATGGTGATCGGGTCGTCGTCCTGGATCTCCAGGACGAACGGCTTCCGGTTCTTGCCCTTGTTGCGCTTCTGCGCGCGAGAGACAAGCGACTCGAAACTGGTTCCCACTGTCTACCTCCCCGGTAGTTCGACTAGTTGACGCCGACCTGCTGGCCGGTCGCATCTGTGCCGCTCTTGGCGGTGGTCGAGCCCTTGGCCGTACGGCCGGTCTTCGACTGGGTCGAGGCTACCTCGGTGTCGGCCGACTTGGTGTCGTCGCCCTTCGCCTCGGTCGTGTCGGCGGTGCCCGCGGCCTCCATCTCCTCGACGACCTTCAGGCCCTCGGCGAGCTTGGGGTACTTCCGCTCACCGTCCTCGGAACCGACGAGCACCTTCGCGGTGTCGACCGGCACGTAGCCGTCGTTGAATCGGAAGTTGGTGAGGTCGACCGCGGTGGTCGCCGTGACGACGACGCCGGTCTTCGGGTGAACGAGCTTGACGGCGTTGAACGACATGGTGTTCTCCTTCTGGAAATCTGACTCCCCGGTGGGGTCCGGCCCGGCTCACTACCGGGGAGGAAGAGTGAGCCGGGCCGGGGTCCTACGGGGTGGGGTCGGGCGCGAGGGTGAAGCCCATCTTGGTGAGCTGCGCCTTCCACCCGGCGCCGCCGAACATGTGCCGGACGGCGTAGCCCAGATCGTCGTCGACCTTGGCGTTGACCGTCATGCCGTGGACGAGCGCATCCTCGGAGTTCCAGTTCTGGTCGCTCTTGGCCGAGACGTTCGCCCGCGGCATGAGCTTGCCGATGAACACCTCCTTGGGGCCGCTGCCGTCCTTCGAGAGGAACAGCATCCGGCGGTAGGTGGTGGTCGGCTCGACCGACTGGTTGAAGTCGACCTCACCGGTGTCGAAGTCGCCGAAGACGGTCGACAGGTCGACGTTGTAGAACATCTCCAGGACGGTCTTGTTCGTCTCCTGGCAGGTGAACTGCGCCGAGGTGACGTCCTTGGTGATGTCGGAGCGGGTCGGCTCCAGAGCACCCCAGGACTCGATGTCGCTGGTCTCGGTGTCGGCAGCGAACACGACGCCGTCGGACTTCGAGACCCAGCCGAGCTGGTCCCAATCGTCCAGCTCGGTCAGCTCGATCGCGCCGCCAGCGGCCAGCGTGGTGAGCTTGAACTCGGCATCCAGGACAAAGTCCTCGGGCGCAGTGGCGATGACGCCTGCGAGCGGCTTGCGGATCAGCTCACCCTGTCGCTTGGCGAGGGTCTGGAACGAAGGCATCTGCCCTACTCCTTTATCTTCGGTCCCGACTCAGTCGGGGTAGATGGGTCGGTATCCGGTTCGGAATTGTCTTGTCACGCAACGGTCGTCGAAGTTGTTCTGACGGACCTCTTCGTCTCCCGTTGCGTCCTCGACGAAATCGAGCTGGATGCCGTCGACTTCGGCGCCGCCACACCCGAGGAGCAGGATCGTCCCCAGACCAGCGGTGTCGTTCGCCACCGACCTCGACTTCCCCCAGAACAGTACCTCCACATTCGGGGAGTACGAAAAGTCGTCGGGGTCATACTCTCCCCCGCGGCGGTGGATCTCGATGAAGGGCCCGTCGACCACTTCGCCGGTCTCCTCGTCGACCTTGTCCTGGTCGTAGTCGGAGATGACGAAGTTGCCGATGTGGCTGTCCTTCTCGACCAGAGGGCGCAGCACCGAGGCGAACAGCTTCTCGATGTCTGGGTAGGTAACCCCCTCGGGGAAGTCGCTGTTGAAGCCCGGGACCCGCTCCTTGGTCACCTCGATGAGCTGATCGAGTGTCGGCTGTGTCCACGTCATCCTGAGACCCTCCCCCGTCGGCTGATCTTCCGGCCGCCGGAGGAATGCACCAGCGCGCCGCGGAAAGTCTCCGACATCTCCTTCAGATTCTTCTGATTCCTCGCGACGATCCGCATCTCCATGCGGTCCTTCTTCCGGCCGCCGGGCACGCGCTTGATCACGGTGACCTGGTCGGCCGACGGAGCCCCTCCCTCGTTCGACCGGGGGTACTTGCGCCGGTAGTACCAGGCGATCTGGACCGCGGAGTAGCGCAGCGCTCGGTCGAGTGGCTTCGACCGCCGTAGGAGCTGGCCGAATCCCTTGATGTCCTCTTCGTACCCGGTACGAAAGAGCTTGCTAGACGCCACTTCTGGTCCCGATCCTGCGGAGGAACTTGAAGTTGACCTCGTTCCCGAGATCGATGCTGGAGAGTGGGTTCTGGTCCCACATGAGACCTTCGAGCGAGCCGTCGAGCGCGAACGCCGCCTGCTGGCCGGTCGGGAAGGTCACGCGGAACTCGTAGTTCTCGCGGAGCTTCGCGATGTCGTCAGCGGAGAGGTACGCGGTGTAGCCGCTCTCGATCCGCTCACGGAAGCTGTCGTTGGTGGCCATGGTGGTCGTACGCGGCACCCAGGGAACGCTCTCCAGGGTGAACAGCTTGACCTGAGCCTTCTTGTCGCCCCAGGAGTCTCCCTGCTGCGAGTTCGGCTCGGACCAGACCTCGACGTCGACGCCACCGATCCAGGCGTTCATCCCGATCATCAGGGCCACCGGTGGGCCGGGACGCGCGTGGCGATGGGTCCGGTGATCGTCTCGCCGAAGGTCTCGTCGATGCGCTGGTTGAGCAGCTCCAGATCCTCGGCGCTGAAGACGACGCGACCCTTGGCCCAGTAGTCCTCGCGAGTCACCGAGAACACACCCGCCGACTCCGAGCTGTAGCCGGAGAAATTGCGGAGCTTGACCTCGGCGGCCTCGACGACCATGTCCCGGACGAACCCGGCGACGAGCGGGATCTCGTTGTCGTCGCTTTCGGGTGCCTCGGGGTCGTAGTCGCTCTCGGCGTAGGACTTGGCCAGCGAGGCTTCGAGCTTCGGGACCAGGAAGTGCAGACGCCGAGAGGCCCGACCGAGGAACTCCTCCACCTTGGGTTTCAGAGTTGCGGGGATGGGCTTCTCGAAGCCGCGCTGTACGTCGTCGAACTTTGCCAGTGCGGCCACGCCATCCTCCTCTTCCTGGGTCGGGCCTCTCGGTTCGTGCTATGCCTCGACGTACCCGGCGTCGATGCAGGCGTCCTTGATGTCGTCACGACCCATGTCGGGGGTGACGGGGACGCCGACCGCCGGGTGCTCGGCGAACAGGGCCCAGGCCTCGCGCGAGGCGTTGCCCTTCGGCGGCTCCGGCACCGTGTCGATGTCGACGAGCTGCGAATCGCCCTCCTCGCTGGCCGCGGGCTCACGACCCGGGCCGATGCCCGGAGCGTAGTCCTTGTCGGCGAGGTCTCGCTCGGCCGGACGCGGCTGACTGACCGCGCGAGCGCGATCGGCCGTGTCCTGAGCCTCGAAGAGATGGTCCTTCCCCTCGACCATCTTCTCGGCCCAGTCCGGCAGCTCGTCGCCGGGACCGAAGGTGGACATGGACGTGGCGCCGGGCTCGCGCAGCATCACGTATGTGACGAGCTTGCGGTCGGCCATGTCAGATCACCTTCGCGCAGAGCGAGTAGTTCGGGTTGATGAGCACCGGCATCGCGATCGCGTGTGCCGAGACCCACATCCGAGCGGGGACGTCGTCGTTGTCGTGGACGGCGGCGATGATGCCGGGACCGTCCTCCTCCGACAGACCCCATGCGGGCTTGTCGGCCTCGATCGTCTTACCCCAGTAGGTCGAGCCAAGCTCGGACGAGCCCGCGACTGCGGGGTCGCCACCGGCGGGGAGCGCGATGATCGAGTCCCGCGGGAGCAGGTCCTTGATCGTGCGCGACCCGTCGACCTCGCGAACCTTGACGCGGCCACCCTTGACGGTGAATCCGGGCAGATTGTGCTGCGCGAGCAGCGCCGCGACGTTGGCGTCGGGGGCGAGCTGGCCGTAGGTCGCGGCGTCGCGACCCATGGCCGCGTTGACGACCTTCGGGTGTCGGTAGAACGCCGACTTGACCTGGGTCGAGGTGAGGAACTCGCCGATCTCGAAGCCGTTCTCGTCCAGGTACAGCTCGTTGAGATCCGAGAGGTACTGGATGGGGTCGGAATCGGGGTCGGTGAACAGCTCGGCCGCGGTGGTGGTGAAGTCGGCACGGCGGCCGAACGGCACCTCGAAGTTCTGGTCGTTACCGACGAAGACCAGCTTGCCCAGGGCCAGGGCCTCGGCGCGCTTCAGGTTGATCTGGAGCGCGACGGCGCGGGCGATGCGGCGCGCGACCCGGTCGATGTAGTTGGTCAGTCCGCTCTCGGCACCGTTGCGCAGCCGAATGCGATCCTCCTCCATGAGGGGGATCTTCTGGCCGAGCGGGTGGATGCGACCGCGCATCTGCCCGAGCGCCTCGTCGTTCGCCAGCGGCAGCTCGGCGTCGAACGCGCGGTACATCGCGGCCTCGATCAGGCCACCCTGACCCTCGTCCGCGCTGTACTCGATGTCGTCGATGGTCTCCGACGGCAGGTACGGCGCGAGGGTGTTCGGGCCGTTGATGTCCTGCTCTGCCAGGGCCACTCGGACCTGTCGCGTGATCTCCGCCGGGTCGACGTAGTCGCGATTGATGGGCATCGCCCACTCCTATCTGGTGAAGGGGTATCGGTGTGGTGGCCGATTACCGGTAGATGAAATGGGGGCTGACGTCGGCGTCGGTCACGTCGAAGTCGACCGGAAGCTGGTTGACGAGGATCTGGCCCCGCTTGATGATCGCGCCGGAGAGCGGGATGTTGTCCTGCCCGGTGACGGGATCGATGAGCTGCTTCGAGTCGACGAGGAAGGCGACGTGCTTCTGCCGACCGTCGGTCGCTGCCGGATCGTAGAGGCCGTACTGGTTCTTCGTCGCGCCCGCGGCGGTGATCTGGCCGAGCGGCGTGCCACCCTTGACCCAGTTCTGCTCGCGGTGACCACCGGCGGCCTTCAGGCTCGCGGCATGGAGGGTGGCGCTCTGCGCGTACTCCAGGCCGTCGGCGGATGCCAGCCAGGTGTGGTCCCGGATGTTCGTGTTGGTCGTCCGCTGGGGGACAAGACCGGGCATGGGGCTCTCCTTCTCTCAGTCCTGATCTTCCAGGTATCGGCCGAAGCCGGTGTTCCGCGCGACTCGCGTGGTCGAAGTCCGCGGAGGCCGAGATGTGGACGCCTCGATGACCGGGGTGAACACCTTCTTGACCTTCTCTCGATCGACGGACCCATCGTCCTTGATGAATCGGCTGGTGTCCAAACTCGCGATGACGTCCTCGAACTTCTTGCGCTCGAAGCCACCGGCACCGAGGATGCCGTCGATCTCGGAATCGATGATCTGCTGCTGGAGACCGCCGATCATGCTCTCGTAGTGGTCGGTCAGCTCGGTCTCCTTGTCAGAGACCGCCGTCCGCACCGCTTCGTCGCGCTCGCGCTCGCGAGTCTTCTCGTCGTCGGAAAGCCCGGCCTCCCGGAGCTTCTTCAACTCGGCCTCGGCGTCGTCAGCGCGCTTCTTCTCGGCCTTGGCCTCGCGGTCCCGGGTCTTGTACTCCTCGGTGTCCTTGACGACGATCGGTTTCGGGTCGTCATCGTCATCCGGATCGTCGTTCTCGCCGGGCTTCCCGCCCTTGCCACCCTTCCCGCCGTGCTCGTTGGGGTCGGGGTCGCGACGCGGGACCGCTCGACCGGCGCGGGCCGGTCGGCCGGAGAACGGCACCATGCCGTCGAGCGGCATGGCCGCGGCGATGATACGGGACTTGTTGGTGTGCTTCATGATTGACCTCCCCGGTCACTAGCGGACTCCCGCGAACTGAACGCGATGTCGACGGGCTTCTTCTTCTTGCTCCGAGGCACGGACCGGAGAACCGGCCCAAGCTCCGGGTGGTCGAACACCGTCCATTTCGTGTTCGACAGGTCTTGACGGTCCGTCGAGTCCTCGGCGGCTCCGTAGAGTGTATCCAGATCTTCGTCGTTGATCTGCTGGCCGACATCGCGACCTTTGATCACCTCGACCGGCTCACAGTTGCACAGGTTGTGGATCGGGAGCAGATCCTTCTTCTTGTAGAGCCGGGTCGACGCCGCGACGCACAGGCCGCACGACTGGCCGGACTCTGCCAGCTCGGGGTGCAGCACCCGCCGGTAGCCGATGATGACGTCTCCCGGCACGGCGTTGATCGCGCCGCGGAACGCCGACCGGTTCGCCATGCCGATGTCGTCGTTGACCATCCGCTCCAGACGAATCTCCATCTCCTGCTGAGCGACCTGCTCCAGGAGCGTCTGCTTCTCCTGGTCGCTCAGGGCTGCTTCACGACGAAGCTCGGCTTCGAGACGGGCCGCCTCTTCGTCGTCCACATTTCCTGGGGCCTGTCCGGGAGCAGCTTCGGTGTCGGGCTCCCAGTCGTCGGGCTCGACGTTGCCGGGTCGATCAGTCTTAGTGGGACGCCGAGGGGTGTCGGTTCCTCCTGACGAGCCTGCCGTCGAGCCGCTCGATGACGCTGAGCCGCCAGCCGAAGAACCATCGGAGCCTTTCGCGGATCCAGACCGGTCCGCTCCGCTTCCGCCTCCGCTCGTCGACTTCGAGCTGCCACCTTTCGTCGGTGACCTTTGCGTGCCTTCGACTTTGGCATTCGACTCCCCTCGTCTGCCCTCGGCGACGACCGCGCCGCCGATCGCCTGAAAGCGCTCCTCTTCGGCCTGCTGGATCGTCCCGGCGATCGACTGGGTTCCGAGAGACACCCGATACCGGTAGTCGGCGGCGACCCGCTTGTAGGCCACCGCGAGGTCGGTCGTCCGGCCGTCGACCGGAGGCTGGAACTCCCCGCGGAGCGAGTGCCCCTGGACGGCCAGCCGAGACGCGACCGCTGACCAAGCGACTCGTCCGGCTTCCCCGATCCCCGAGGTGACGAGCTGTGCCGCTTCCTCGGCGAACCTGGTGACGGCATTCTCGTTGTAGGGGTTGATCATTCGCAGCATCGAGACGAGCTGGATGACGATGTTGTTCGTGATGTTCGCGCGCATCGCCACGGCAGCGAGAGTGATCGCAGCGACCTGCGCGACGATCCATGCCTCGGTCTCCTCGGCGGTCATCTGGTCCGGCGGGACCGGGGGCACGTCCATCAGCGCCGGACGCGCGGGGAGCGCGCCGGGGGTGGTCACTGGCCGCTCCTACCGGCCGTGGCCCCAGTGGATCGGCTGGTCGCGCCGTTGCTCGCGGCGAGCGCCGTCGCCGACGCGGCGCGCTGCTGAAGCGGCGTCTGCTGTGCAGGGTTCGCCCCGGTCGTCTCACCCGCCTGTGGCGCTCGGATCGCCGCCTTCAGCGTCTCGGAGATCATCTCCAGCTCCGCGACCTCGATAGTCTCGGGGTCGTAGTTGAGCACCTCGCGCATGACGGTGCGCAGCGACAGACCCAGAGACTTCGCCTGCGACGCCGCGGAGTACCGGTCGGTGATCGAGACGTTGTCGCTCGGCATCCAGATGACCGCGAGCTTCTTCATGTTCGCGCGCTCGGTGTCGCCGTTGATCTCGAACATCAGCGACATGAATCGGCGCCAGCGTGCCGACATCCGGGTCTTGCGATCGCGGATCTTCAGCAGGTAGGAGTCGTTTTGCAGCTCGCTACCGGCCGCCGACTGGTTCGCCGAGTCGGACTGGAAGTAGTTCATCGGCGTGCGGGTCACCGACGCGAGGTCGCGAACGTCGTCCTTGACCGCCGAGAGAATGTCCTGGATCGAGGTCTGTCCGGACTCCCAGATCTCGGCCGTCTCCGGCAGGAGCCAGAGCGCGTTGGGGTCCGAGGGGAACATCTTGTCGTAGTCGATCTCGACACCCTTGGCGTCGTACTTCGGGAACTTGCCCTTGATCGCGCGCTGCTTGAAGGCCTGCATGGTCGCGATGACGACGCGCTGGAGGATCATGTGGTTGATCCGGTCGAGGACGTCGGTGTGCTTCTCGAACTCGCCGAGTTCGTCCTTGTTCGGGAAGTCGACGAGCGGGATGCGATCCAGCTCGGTCGGGACGGTCTTCCACCACACCCACCGCTGCGGGAGGTAGGACGAGACCGGAACCTCGGTGCTGAAATGCCCGCCGGTCAGGGTTGTGCGGGTGTCCCGGTCTCGCACGGCGATGTGAATGCTGACCTTGCCGGTGCCGAGACCGTTGGCGTCGACGTCACGCAGGTAGAGGAAGGCGTAGTCGCGGCCCTCGGTCGGCCGGTGCTCGATGCAGAGACCGGCGCGAGGGTTCTCGGCGACATCGTTGATGACGGTGGCCTGCCACGGCAGGTAGTGCCGGGCCTTCTTCGTGATCGGGTCGGCCAACAGGAAGCCCCGGCCGTAGGTGTAGCTGTCGTTGATAGCCTTGTCGCCCTTGACATCCAGGTCGTTTTCGTCCCAGAGTTCGCGGGCCTGCTGGTCGCCATCGGTGTCGTACTCGGCGGCGGTGCGGAACCCCTGCACCGTGGTTCGGTCGGTGCAGGCGCCGATGATCTGCTCGGCGAGGTTGTTGCGCGACTTCTTCCGGAACGCCTCGTACTCTTTCCACGAGTCCCTGGCGCTCTCAGGGGTTTCCGGCTTCGGCGGATCTCCGTCGACGTACTGGGTGAGGCGCTTGTGCCGAGGGAACCCGGCGTACAGCTCCTTCAGCAGGTAGATGAGGAACCAGTCGTTGGCGGGGTCATCGTGGCCCTCGGGACGAGCAGCCTTGACCCGCTCGTTGTACTTGACGACCTTCACCCGAGTATCCCCTCATCGATTGCGCTCACTGTATCAGCCCAGCTACCGAGCCCGAATGAACTCGCCATCGGTCTCCGGCTCGGCGCCTTCGTTGATCGCGTCCATCCGAGCCTCCCACGATAGGATGCCCGCCACCGCGAGGTCGAACTTCCGCTCGTAGGCGATCTTGGTCAGAATGAACCGGGGCTGACCGTCCTCATCGACACCGCGTGTCGTGCGCTTGCCCGCGTTCCCGATGTGCCGAACGAAGTCGGGGTCGCCGTCATGACAGACCCGACCGCTGGAGATCGCGCTGCGATACCCCTTGACCGCGTAGTACATTCGCGTCGGGTCCTTGGTCCAGAACTCGTAGACCTTGTCGGGGTACATCGCGTGCCACGAGCCGACCGATTCGACCCAGTGTGGCGGGTCGGCGTAGACGCGCCACACGTTGAAACGCTTCATGATAGAGTGGAAAGTGGCATTGATCTCGGCTTCCGGGGCCTGCCACTTCTTCTTCGACCCGTCCTCGTTCTGGCCGAGCACCGAGTCTTCCGGCCGCTCCCAGAACCCCACGACATTCTGCTTCCCGGTGCTGATCTCGGTGACCACGAAGCCAACGGAGTCCTGGAACTTCGCGCCGTCGAACCCGACGGTGACGAACGCGCCGTCCGGAATCACAAACCGGGGGTCGCCGAGCGCCTCGAACTCGTCTCGATCGAAGGCCTGCGCCGCGGTCTGGGTCCACCGGTTCGTCCACACCCGCTCCAGGTATTGCTTGTCGGCTCCCTCGCGGTCCCAGTTGGCAGCGATGGAGTCCAGCCGCGACCACTCGCGCACCGAGGGGCTGGTGGCCTCCCAGATCGCGGCCATCCGCTGCTCCATGGTGTCGAACTTCGAGTTGTCCGGCGCCTGTCGATGCAGGAAGTAGAACCCCTCGGACTTCTTCTTACCCTCGGCGCAGGCCTTGCCCTCGCGGAACTCGTCCTCGGCGTAGGACCCCTGCCCGGGCTCACCCGCGGTGGTGATCGCGAGCTGCCAGGCGTCCTCCATCGGCCGCTTCGGCAGGTTGTTGAGCATGGTCTCGATGGCGTCGCGGTGAGTCTCGGTGTAGAGACGGTGGGTCTCGTCGAGGCCTTGGAAGGTCGTGCGCGCGCCGTCAGCCGAGTTCGGGTTACCGGCGAGCGCGTGGCACTTCCCATCCTCGGCGCCGAACTCGTTGAGCCGGAGGATGCGCTGCTTGCCGATGTCGAAGATCTTGTCGGAGTCCTCGCTCGTCTCCAGGATCGAGCGAAGAGCACCGAACGCCAGCTCCTCGGTCTGGTCCTTGGTGTAGGCCAGCAGAGGGATGTAGGGGTTGTTTACCGCACGACCTGGCGCGAGCCCGCCCTCGGCCTTCTCGTCGTATGCGGTGAACCGGACCGGCGCGTCGGGGTGCAGCTCGCAGCCGGTGACCCAGGCCATGAACTCCGTCTTGGCCGAGCCCTTACGCACCGACCAGCTCACCCGCTGGAAGCGGCGTCGGCCGGACATGTCGATGCCGTAGAGCTTGTACCCCTGGGGGTAATACTCGTAGGCCCGGTAGAGCACGGTGAGCTGGTCGTCACTCAGTCGCGCGGGCTGCCCCTGGAGCGATCCCGGGCCGAACTTGAACCGGCTCTCGATGAACTGTGCGACCTGGGGTCCGAGGGTCGGGAACTCGACCTCGTCGTCCTGCGCCGCCGGGTACTCGATGAGCATCCGTTCCTCCTCCCCTGGTCACTGCTGGTAGAGCCCGGCAGCCCGGACCCGTCGCTTCGCCTGCGCTCGCGCCGACGTGCCGCGCCGGACGTCGGGCTTCCACGCCTCCTGGCTCAGCCTGGTCTTCTCGGCGTGGTGCTCATCGCAGAGCAGTTGCAGGTTGCTCGGCTCGTTGCCCCCGCCGTCGACGACCTCGACGATGTGATCGACCTGGTGCGCCGGAGCGCCGCACTCGCGGCACACGTGGAAGTCACGCTCGCGGATGTAGTTCTTCTCGTCCTCCGTGAGAGGCCGGACGCGCCGCGGAACCTTCATGCCAAAAGATTTGCGCCAGTGCTCTTTACATCGGAAATCGTCTCCGTTAGGTGCCTGCTCGGCCCGTCGCGAGCACTTGATCGAGGGGTTCTCCGAATCCCGCCAGGAACAGAGCTTCGGGGCCCGGCCGGTCATGCCGGGCCCTCACAGAAGAACGGCTCCAGCTCCGTGATCAGCGACGCCGCGATCCCATCGGTGAGGTAGGCGAGCATCTCCTCGTTCGCCACACCGACGACCCCGTTGCTCAGCGTCGGTCGTTGCGACCGGTTGTAGCCCTTTAGCGCACGCACCGCGAGATGGACGCTCTCGTGGATGATGACTCGCGCGTTGAGCCAGTCCGCGGAGACGATCAGCGTCCCGAGGAACCCGTTGGCGGGGAGCTCGTCGTGCTTCCAGATCACCCCGGCGCCGAGATCCTTCTCGACCTCAACGTGCCGGACGTTCCGGGCTCGGTAGGCCTTCAGATGCGCGTTGGTCTCGTAGATGTTCACCCGAAACCAGTGCTGCGGCATAACGAACCCCTCGCCGAACTCCTTGCGCGGGGAGTGGACAGTGAACCACTGGAGGAGACCGTCGGCCCGCGAGGACCGCATCTCCGTCATCGCTTTGGATACCCCTGAGCAGTGCGTTTTCTTCGACGCCCTTGCCTGTCGAGCTTCTTCTTCAGCTTCCGGGCCGCGGCGTTCTTCGGGACGAAGCCGTGCCCCCATTTCGCGCCGTTCTTCGCCTTGCCCTTCTTTCGGCTGTTGAGCGAGCCGCCGCGCCGACGTCGAGTTGCCATGTCAGGATTGTAGCCGCCGGTCAGGCCGCGGCGCGGAGAAGCACCTTGAACATCGCGCCAGTGCCTCCTCGACCGAAGCCGGGGGTCGCGGCGAGCGCGCCGGTCATGTTGTTCGTGAAGTTCTGGAAGCCGTTCGCCGAGACCGACGCTCCATCGTTGTTTGTGATGAAGGGGTCCGTGCCGTTCATCGAGCGCAAGGTAGGACGGGTCGTAGGATTGCCCTGCACCACACACCCCGCGAGGATATGCTGCCCAGCGGTCACCGGTACCGAGATCACCTTGCTCTTGAACCCGACCGTTTCGGCTTCGACGGTTCCGGCGTCCACCAGCAGAGACCCGACAGTCCCGGTCACAGGGTCGTAAGCGTAGATCCCGAAACGCAGAACGGCCCCTGCCGTACCAGCGACCGTGACCTCACACCCGATCTCGGTGAGGGTGCAAGCTCTCCCCGCGACGAATCGGCCGAACCGAGACTCTCCGTTGGCGCTGGCCTGCCGGGTGGTGTTGCTGCTGTAGGGCATCGAGTACCACTGATCGGCGATGAACGGAACAGCGCCAGAAGCCAGCGTCGCGGTCGCCACCGCCGCATCCATCTGCTGTTTCTGCGGTGCGTGGTTCGCCGCGATCGCTGCACCGACCTGGGTGGTACCTCCGGTGCCGCGGAGCGCGAGCGTCTGGGCCGTCGGCGAGGACGACACTGCCCACATGATGTTCACTCCGGAGCTGTTAGTTCCGTAGGCCTTGTTCGTCTCTGTTGAGCTACCGACGTATTGGGTGTTCCCGCTGGTGTTGCCCGCGGACTCGATTCCGGACGTCGTCCCGACCTTTCCGATCGGGGCAACGGAGTATGCGCTCTCCCACTGGTTGCCGACGACCGTGCTGTCCTTGGCGTTCTCGAACAGCACCGCGTGCGACCAGCCGGACCCAGCGTCCTCACAGGCGAAGAGGTTCGACACTACCGAGAACCCCTCGACCAGCGCGGTCCCCGACACACCCTTGACCCTGATGCAGGGATGAACACCAGCAGCGGCCTTACCCCCGTTGGAGAAGTTGTTGCTGGAAATGACGACCTGCGGCGAGTCCTCGGTGAGCCAGGACGGCATGAGATACCGAATCGCCTCCTCCCGCGATCCTTCAAGGATGTTGTTGGAGATGATGATTCGCTTGTTGCCGCGAAGGTCGATGTTTCGGATCGGGGCTCCGTTGAGGTGGTTCCCGAGCACCCGGAGCGGGCCGCCTTCAAGCGATAGGTTCGCGTCGGTGGACCCGATATTGTTGTCGATGATCCACGAGTCGACCCAGCGGTAGGTCTGGAAGATCCCGATGCCGGTGTTCTGCACAATGTGGTTGCGCACAACGTAATTCAGCAGGCCAACGTCGCCGTACGTGCCGTCATTGAGTCGCAGGCCGGACCCGTTCCAGCCTTCGAGGATGCAATCGGCTAGGGTCGTCTCGACCATGTGAAGGTTCGCCGACGGGGCGCCGTGCCCTCCGGCATCGAGGGTTAGCCCCTGGATCGTGCATCGGTAGAACGCTCCGGCCAGCGGCGCGAAGTTGCCATTGGCCAGGATCTTCGCAGTGTTGTTTCCCGGCGCGGTGATGGTGACGTTGCTGATCAGGTCGCTGTCGTTGCCGATGCTGTCCCAGACGCGGTACGTCCCGGCCGGGAACACCACGGTCCCGCCTCCGGCGTCGTGCGCGGCGCTGATCGCCGCCATGATGCCGTCGGTGTCGTTGTGAATCCCGTTGCCGACGGCGCCGTACTTCGTAACGTCGAATGTGCCCGGGATGAGTGCGTCGAGCTGTTCGTCGGAGAGACCTTGGACGGACCCGACGAAGTAGGGAAGGTCGTTGTAAAGCGTCGACCCGTCGCCGATCTTCAGCGCGCCGGTGTCGCGCTCGTAGGCCCCCTGGCCGTCGAGGAGCAGAGGGTTGAGCTTCTGCCATTCAGCGTGCGACTTCGTCGGAAAGAGCGTCCCGAAGTTGGTCGCCATCAGCCCTTCTTCCCCACGTTGCGCTTGTCACCGGGGTAGACGCCGGTGGCCGCCTTGTGCAGCCGCGAACAGTACCCCTCTGCGGAGAAGCCCTCCTTGGCGGCGTACTTCCGGACCAGCCGAACGCACCTGGTGAAATCGCCCGGGGTGTTCCAGCGGATCTTCGCCGCTCCCTCGCCGGTGAGCCAGTAGGCCTTCAGTTGCGCGCCACCAGAGGCCTTCCCCTTGGCACGACTCGACGAGGACGACATGGCGCGATCGTACCCCGGGACAAGACGAAACCCCCAGCCTTGTGAGCCGGGGGTTTCGCTGCTGTGGCTGTCCCGCTCCCTGCACGAGTTGAGACGGCGTCAGCGTATCACGCGGCGGCGCGGTACTCCTCGATCATGCGCACGGCGTGCTCGGCACCGTATTGGGTGTAGGTCTTCGTCGACCCGGGCATCCGCACCCGGTTGTAGCCGACGTGGGTGCTCGCTCGCGCGGGTGCGTTGCCGATCGGCGGGGTGCCGAGGTAGCGCCGGACGGCGTCGAGCGTCGCCGAGAGATCGAGGAAGCCGACGTTCCACGGCTGCCGGATGCCGGTGACGGCCTGCGCGAGCAGTCGGAACCCGTTGGTGGCCGGAAGCGCGGAGATCGGGTCGTCCGGTGCCGAAAGCTGCACCACCTGCGCCGAGGTGGTGATGAAGCGCCGGTCCACGCAGCCGTAGTGCGCCGCGTTGACCTTGCACGCCGGATCGATCTGCTTCGAGTGCCGCTCGTAATCGGAGAGCAGGATCGCCCCGATGCAGTTCGGCAGATCTCCGGCCGCCAGCAGGTCCCCGAGGATGCCCGCGCCGAGGCTGTAGCCGATCCAGATCGATGGGAGTCCTTGCGCGTCGGCGAGCTGTGCCCGCCGGTAGCCGTCGGCGTAGCTCTCGTGGAACATCTTCGTCCCACCGGCCGGTGCGATCGAGGCGTAGTACGGCACCGGGTAGTGCGCGACGTCGACCTCGGCGCAAGCCCGGGTGATGTCGTCCAGCATGTTCGGCAGGTTGTGGATGCCCGGCTGTGCCCCCAGGACGTCTATCGATCCCTGGAACGGCTCTCCGGTGCCCCGGAGCGACCGGAGCACGATCTTCTTCTGCGCCATCAGTTCCCTCTCTTCGCGGCCTCGGCCTGGAAGATCGCCGTGGCCTCCTTCAGCATGTTCACTGCGATGCTCGGGTGGACGGCGTCGAGGTTCTTGACCATCAGCGACACCCGCTCGGCGTTCGGCTTCTCCAGGTCCCCGCGAGGTCTCTCCACGAGAGCGATGACGATGCCGTGGCGCACGGAGAAGTCCTCACCGAACCTGGTCTTGGTCTCCGCATTCATCGCGTTGCGGATGGTGTCCGTCGCCGCTTCCTTGACCTGCTCCGGCGTCATCCCCGAGTCTGACATAGATCCCCTCCTCGTTGCGGACCCATTCCGCGGAGCGGGCCTCGATTGATTGCTGTCGTTCGACCGCGGCCAGCAGCGCGCGGTGCTCTCGTTGGGCTCGTCGGGCCCGCCGGTCCGATGCCAGGCCGAAGACGCTGACCAGGCACGCGGTGGCCCAGAACAGGCACACTGCCGACGAGAGCCAGTCGTGCTCGGCTCCGTTCACCGCGGCGGCCAGCACCAGCCAGGCGCCGACCGCGGCGACGAGCCGTTCCATCACGCTCACTTGATCCGGAAGCCCCTGTCGCTCGCGATCCCCATCGCCGTGATCATCACGTCGGAGAGCTGGCTACCGACCTCGCGCAGAGTCGCCGAGGCCTCGTAGCAGCGGGTCATATCCGCTTCCGCCTGCGCGATGACGGCCTGGATCTCGGCCTGGTTCATGTCGAGCATCGAGGCCTCGGTCTGCTTCAGCACCCGGCCGACCCGATCAGCGTCGATGCGTTTGAGCACCTTCAGCTCGGCGACCCGCTCGTCGGCGCTCACCGGCGGAAGGCCTTCACGATGCCCGCGATCAGGAGTACGGAGAAGTCCGCGATCAGGATCAGTAGGCCGATCTGGAACACGAGATCCCAGCTCATCGGATCAGGTCCGTCGAGTAGATCTCTCGGAAGTCGGCGAGGATCGAGCGCAGCGCCACCGGCTCGCCGACCTCCAGTCCGCTCTCAGCCGCGCGGACGCCGTTGGTCAGCATCGTCTCGAACGACCGGGCTTTCTGCGACGCTTCGAGTGACATCGGCTCACCGATCTCGTCCAGCATGTTCTTGTAGAGCTGCCGGTACATGTCGGCCGACCGATCCGACGCCGTCATCAACGCGGCGTAGGTCATGATCGCGCGGTCCTTCTTCGAGAGCTTCTTCCCGGCCTTCTTCTTCTCCTGGATGCTCAGCATCAGGTCCGCGGCTTCGAGGTAGTTCTCGGTGGTCAGTTCGGGTAAATCGATCTCGCTCATGTGTCTCGTTTCGGTTGCAGGATCACGGTGCCGAGCTTGGGTTTGTCGGCGTGTGCGGAGCAGAAGAACTTGGCCGGATCCACGGTGGTGTCGACGGTCCAGCCCGCGATTGTCGCCTGCCGGTCGTGCGCCTCCATGAACCGGATGGTGTCCCGGATGCACTGGGACTTGCTCGACTGGAGGTTCACCGGGAAGTGGATCGCCTTGTCGCACAAGGGGAAGTCACACCCGACGAGCGTTGCCCGAGGTGCGAACTTCCCTCCCTGTGCCGTGCCGGGCCGATGGCCGACGACGATGGTCATCGCACATCCCACGGCAGGACGCCGCTGGACTGGTCGATCGTGGTGCCGTGGACCTTCTCGCGGAACTCGTCGTTGAGGTCCTTCGCATCGCCATCCCGGCGCATCCAGTAGAGCACCCCGGACGCCGCCGTCGTCAAGGCGAACAGGACCCAGTAGACCGGATCTCCCTCGCTGATGGCGTTGACCGCCGCGAGCAGCGCCGCGCCGAGACCGAACCCGATGAGACGGTTCTCGGCGTCCCGGGCGCCGCCGGGCTTCCAGCGATTTTTCAGCGCGACCCGGTAGTTCGGCTTCCCCTCGGCCTCGTTGGCCATGTTCACCAGGTGCGCAGCGACACCGCGAGCTTGGGTCGGGCTCATCGTGGTTCTGGTCTTCGGCTCGTCGGTCTCAACGGCGATGCTCCAGGGAATCCCGGTCATCTTACCGTCTGGTTCGATGGGCATGTGTCCTCCTCGTGCAGGTCAATCGATTGTAGGGTTTGACGTCAACCCGGTCAAACTACTCCGTGATCGTCAGCGTGACCGTGGTGTCGAAGCTGTCGGGCATCCGATCATGCTCAACCCGGCTGACCTGCACGTTCACCGTTCCATAGGACCCCGAAAGGAAACTGCTGAGTTCGTCCACGAGATCCGGCACGTCGCCGGTTCCGAACGAGATCGCCTTCGTCGTGGTCACCTTCGCCCTGTTCGCCATCAGTCCTCCATCTGGAAGATCGGCTTCTCGGCCGACCCTCCGAGTGCCAGTTCG